GAAATGAATCATCCAACATTTAAAAACAACACTACTCAACCATATAAGCTACAACCTGGTGTAATTAGACCTAAACACTTTGACTTCTTATACGATCCAAGGTAAAGTATTAATTGGAATAGCAGAACTAATCTAACATAGCGTGTACAGTGATACACCAATATTGATCACCAGTAATAGATTCCCACATAGCTATATTCTCATGCTTTGCCCACTCAGCTCCTATGACAGCTGCTTGGGCTTTTTCTAGCGTAGCGTACAGTCCGGAGATCTCCATACTGTTATAGCTGGTGTCATATAGTAAGGCATAAATGATCTTCATGTTAATCCTCTAGCTTAGTCTGGTTGATGTCTGCTTTCTTAGAGCTATCCATGCCTTCTTGATAGCCTAGCTTAGAAGACAATGCATAGTCTTTAGCGGGAGAGTGGTCAATCTGCTGGAAGAAGTCTTCCACAGCATGCTGCTTCTCTCTAACGACTAGCTCAATTGAAGTGCCCGTAGACTCTGCGTCTTGAATGACATCTGACTTAGACTGCTCAATGCGTAAGCCAATACCAATACAGTAACCGCCGAAGAAGCTCTTAGTCCAAGACTTAGTGCTTAGGTTCTCGTAGCTGCTCTGCTTGAATGTCTCTAGCTTAAGTTGCAACTCTGTTACCATATGCAGCGATAGGATCTCATACATCATAATGCAGATCTCGATGTCACTAGCATACCCATAGATAACTGCATAATCATTTGTACGGAGAACCTTACAGAAGTTATGCTTAGCTATGTAGTTCAGTAGCATTGCTTTGCTAGCCGGATACGGTTTCGGAGTGGGAACTTGCTTAGAAGTTACGTTACCGCTACTAATGTGGCCGTTAAGCTGAGCTTCTTCGATCTGATACTTAGTAATGATCCTCTGGGCTTGGGCCTGAGCGGCCTCAACTTCACCTGGGTGATTACTACTAGCAGCTAAGCGGAGAAGCTTTTCTACAGTAGAAATGATACTAGATAAGTCAGCCATACTTACTCCTTTCTTGTTTACAGTCTACCATTGTCAATACGAAGGTAACAACTCCTTCGTAGACCCCCCTGTACTAGCGGGGGTTTCGGCGCTTGGGTTTATTGCTTACTACTATCTTGTACGCCATTATCAATGGTGTCTTTGAGATAGCTTACTACGGTATGTAGATTGTCGATCTGTTCTTCCAGACCAGCAATACTATTGGTGAACGTCTCTAGGGCGGCTTCATAAATGCCGATATCTAGATGACCCTTATATTCGTCATATAGCTTCAATCCTTTAAGTAGCTCTTCGAACTGGTAACCAACATTACCAAGCTCTTGAACGACCTGATTTAACCTATATAACGCTGTAGCATTTTCTTGCATGCCAAGCCTACTTAACTATATGGTACTACATGATGGAAATGCTTTATTTACTCGGTCCTGCCTCCTTTGTTTGACTTTGTATACACACTGTATATGTGTAAATGCGAGGAATTAGTTCTTCCTATGGAAGTCTGCCTCGATGACGAGAAAGGTTGCTACAAAGCTTGCGCCTGCGCACACCCCACTCCACCAATGATGGTAACGTGCAAACATTATTGTGTTTACGATGCACGTTATGGCATTCAATAGTATGAGAAACATCTTGCTCCTTAGATGAAGTTAGTTAGTGGTACACCTGTAAAGTCTTGCAATGCTTCGTCCATACCACAGGGCGAGCAGATGCGTGACGTATTGTCTAACCTAGACAGGGCTGGGAACCCTACATAGATTTGCTTACAACGCGGACAGTTCTTTGGTTCGTTTGGGTTATCCATTGTCTTACTTTCTATTTATAGGTGGGTACAACATTGGTTGCAGTCGCCACAATCGCCACAGCGACCATCACGACTAGCTAATTCATACTCTCTACCACAGGTGTCACACTCACCCATCTCACTACATATGGGGCATAAACCATTGCAATGTTGACAATAGTTTTCATATACAGTAGGTCCATGATCACATGGTTCACATATCATAACTTACTCCTTACTTGATTGGGAACTCATTGAGGAATGTTTCAAAGACTGATGCCCGAGCTTTGTCCAGTTCATTGTTCAACTCATCAAGATCATCTTGATCTAAATCAGTAAAATCAATCTCTTCAAACCATTCTTCTAGGTTATCTTTAGTTACTTCATCCATTATACCTCCCAGCATTCATCACATGTACCATCATCACATTCGTCACATGGGTGCTTTAATGGAGTATCTAACTCCATACCGCATGTTAAACAAATAGGATATTTCTTACTCACTATGCTTCCTCTCCTGTGTTTACGATAGCCCAATCATCCCAATCGATGTTGTCCCACCAGAAATCAGACTCTATTGACTTGTCGATCAGTTGCTGACGGTCTAGCCAATCATTTAATTTCTCAGTTGCTTCTTCAGGACTGTTTGCCGTAACAGCAACGTCCATAGAAACTCTTGTGTAATACTCTTGCATTATACCTCCTTTCCTTTCTCTATTGTGAACTCTTCATCTGTCAGGAATGCGTAGATGCGCTTGAGATTGTGAATAGCGTGTTCTAAGCTATCATTCCTTTCCGTATCCTCAATAGCCCACCTAACAAGTGACTTTGCACCTGCGATGATTGATGTTTCTGAATTCATTATATCTCCTCTACTTTGACTGACTCGAGTGTCTCAGTGACGTTCAAGTCTAGGAGAGAACCCCAATCCCATTTATCAGGATTGTACTCCAGCTCCATGACTAGCGTGACTTCATACTTTCTCATTCTTCCTCCTTATGTCCGGTTACTGTGTAACCCTTCTGTACTACAAACCAATCGTCGTTCCAACCGTCAACCCAGTCGGGGCTTGATTCATCTGGCTCAGGGTGGTTGGCATACAACCAATCCCACCCTTCCTCAAAACTATCAAACTCAATACCATCAAACAGGATGTTGTTCATCCAGTCACGGATAAGATACTTACTCATTATGCCTCCTCTAGCATATCTATTACTTCATTTAGTTGATCACATCGATCTAGTAATTTTTCAATTACTAACATAGCTTCCGCCATGTTTGTTGGTGGTTCTAAACCGTAATCAGACAGTTGCATTACGCCTCCTCTTTAGCTCACGTCGCTGTGTAGCCGTAACACCGCCAAAGACACCAACAGGAATGCTGTTGTCTAGTGCGTAGTCAAGACATTCCTGCTTGACTTTGCATACGTTACACAACTCTCTTACGAGTTGTAGTGCTTGAGCACCAGCGTCACCCTTCTCTGCAAAGAATATGTTTACATCCTTGCCTAGACAGTTAGCTTGCTCGCGCCAATCTCCATTAGCCATTATGCCTCCTTACTTAGTTCGATGAATACATCGAATGATACTGCTTCTTGTACGACTTCCCAGACGACATCCTCGTCGCTGAAGTTCTTCCAGTCTACCTTATCGTAGTTAGGTTCCTTGATAAGAACTGTCTGGTCAGTGTGATTGACTACCACTACACGCCAAACATCACCGTGTAGTCCGAGTCCAATCCCAAAGCCAGTTTCATCAAGCACGCAATCCTGAATCATCTCTGAGAAAATGATACGGTTGAGATACTCGTCGTCACCCCACCGGCCACGTCCACGTGCTAAAGCATCGGACACAACCTGAGGAAGAGTGCTTGCTCCCCAGTGAGTGTACAGAAATAATGTACCATCACTGCTGATCAATTCTACTTGTCCACGGTCACCCATAGTATTACTCCTTATTTAACTTACTTCCCAACCTGGGAGCACCCTAAGCTAGATTTGAACTAGCATACCTCACCACCAACTGGCTAGGGTAACCTTACTACCTAATTACCACCAACTCTGGTAATACACATCGTAGCCATCTTCGATAGCCTTACGTGCATCCTCAATAAACTTGAGGTCTTGCTTGCGATACTCATCGTCTGAGTCCTCACCGAAGAAGAAACCGACTGTATCAGGCAACGTCTCAAGACGAACGTGCATCTCTAGCTGGTCAAGGTCACCAACTGTCAACCGAACTGGCTGGCAGTTGAACACACGTTGCTTGTGTAAGTTAGCAGCCATCGCAGCGAATGATGCAGCCATAATAGTCTGCTGCATTTCTTGGTCAGTGGTTGCAACCTGCAACAACGTTTCCTTATCTTCTTCAGTTAACTTAGATTCATCTACCTTAACCGCGCTAGCAATGATCTCGGTGGGGAACTCTGTCTGCCCTCCGAACTCCTGTGCGTCAGCTTTAAGATTGTAGACTTTCTCCATCCAACCTTCTAAGTTAGGGTGCTTACGCCAACACGATAGCTCTTCCTTCTCTGCATCCTCTGGATAAAAGAAGTCAGTGTTATCTGCATGGCGCGTTACCTTGTACGCATTCTGGTCTAAACCCATAGTTATATTCCTTAATTAACTTACTACATTCCCAACTTGGGAGTGCCCTAAGGTGGAATTGAACCACCATACTTCATCGCCAGACTAGGGCCACCTTACTACTCTACTACGGTTGTTGCACTGCCAACTGCCAAAAGCATCACGTCATTGGCGGCCTTGATGATAGTAGCAACCTGCTCTTGAGTAAGACCGAGCGTCTTGCCTTCACTGTCAGCACCACCAGTAATGATGATATCACCAACAATCATGTCGGTCATACCGTAGGAGTTAACCCACAGGGCAGAGCCAAACGCATTGATTACTGGTTCGCTAAACAACTTGCCTTCATCATCAATCCACATATCGGCATTGAGTTCGGGCAGGTAGATGCACTGGAAGATGCCACCACCGATAGATTCCTTAATGATGTTGTATGAGTCTGTTGGGTCAAACTCAACAACATCGAGGTCGTTATTGGCGGTTGCCTTGATAGCGTACTGCGTCATAATATGTTCCTTACTAGTTAGTTTGTTGGGGTGGGCAGTTTAGTGACGTACCCAGGTCAACCATATTACTTAGGCCAAGTAATAGGGATTTGCTTACCATTAATGGTAATGAACTGCGGGATTTCTACCTTGACCTCAGGATTGGGCTCAGGCTCGACAACAGGTGCAACAACCTCCATGACTGCCTCAACTGACTCTTTCATAGCAACCGCTGCACGCTTCGCTGCAATTGCTTTGACAAGGTCGTCTGCAATCTCACTTAATGGAGTCATTGAAGCCGTTGGGAATGGAGACCATACATCAGTCTCTGGGTCCACCTTGTAGATACCACTACTTAGCGTCTTAGCGATTGGCTCATCAACTATCTCAAACTCAGGTATGAACAAGTCAGGGTCGTAAGCTGAGATACCTTCCTCAACTGTAGTACCACCACTTGGCTTGCCAGTTGCCAGACCGAGAGCTGACTTACCAGCCCATGCACCATCAATGAAGACGCCGGGGCTAAGAAAGACACCAGAAGGTGCAAAGTCAGTGCCCATAGCCATCATGGAAGTCAGGAGCCATTCACGTGCTGACTTGCGGTCAGCCTTGGTGTTGGCCTCTTCCATTAGGTTAGGGATGACTTTCTTAGCGATACTAGCACTATCGAAGTAGACGCGTCCGATAACAGTCTTGGCACGGCTATTCTCTTCGTCACTCTTAGAGCAACGGATCGTAACCATAGCGAGACCATCACTTTGCACCTCAATCGTAAACGCTAGGTCAACCAAGTCGCGAGTGCGATTGGAATTCCACGTTGTACCACCGGGCTTGGGTACCCATATGATATTCGTAACCATATATATCTTCCTACTATTTATTCCCAACTTGGGAGTGCCCTAAGACAGATTCGAACTGTCATAAATCATCCCGGCTGACTAGGGCTGCTGTTTACCAGCGGTTGTTATCGTATGCTAGACGATTGCTGAACGCAGTCTCTGACCTGCTCCACCATACTAGTGCACTCTTCCAATTGGACAGTGAACCACCATTCAAAGTTGAACGACCAACGGATGAAAGGTTTGCCAACGACAATGCCAACGCGTTCACCTTGAGGTTCAACGTGTAGTCAGGCGAGTTGGCGTGGCTGTTGATTGCTCGTGCATCATTCCCCAATGAATTGAGGTCTGCTGTTGAACCAGCAGCGTTGCCATTCCCAAGGTCGATTTGCAATGATGCATAATCGTTTGCTGTCCTTGAAATGATTGGCAGAACTGTCCGCTTCCATGAGTAGTACTTGCTTGAAGTACTAGCCCCTACTGGAATGATTGGCAAAGCAATAGACACGAGTGCCACTGCACTTACAAACTTTTTTAGCTTATTCATAGTGTTGTTCCTTATTTGTTTTCTTGCAACTTGCAAGAGCGCCTTAAGCTAGGTTCGAACTAGCATACCTCGTCACCGTCTGACTAAGGCCACCTTACTACTTAATACTCACCATCCTTGATGGCTTTAAGCAGGATGTGTGTATACGACCACGCTTCCTGGTCCTGCATTGCAAGAAGAAGCATCTCGATATGCGTAAGCATCTCGATCACTTCCCCTCTTGGGATGTCACTCATACATTCTCCTTACTTGGGGTGCAATCCCCACTCTCGATGAGAGCCATAGCCATACGACCGTAGTGACCTTGCAAACGCCAAGCCATACCGTTATCGATAAGCTCTTGGAACAACTCAATGGTTTCTAATTCATTGAGTTCATCCTGCTCGTAAGCAATTACCTTACTGTAGATGTCCATGGTTAGTTAGCCTCGTTGTACTTCTCAGCCTGGATGGCAAGTTCAGCAGACATCTTCTTGAACTCCTCCTGGGTGGTAGGCAAACTATCAGCAAAACTAAAGTCATACACCTTAGCAATGTTGTCAGTGTAAACGATCAAGTTACTCAACACCTCGTTGAATGCTTGAACGGCTGACTGGTAGATTACCTTGAATTCATCTGACTCGACAACGTCTCGCCATTCTCCCTCAAGTTCACCAGACATGAACTGACGCTGTGCTTCAAACGTCGGTTGCATGGTGACAAACATCTTGACAGCCATCATGACATTGTTGAATTCATCCTTGATGATTGCCATCTTGATTTCATCTGACATTTTAACCATAAGTTAACTCCTAATTAGTTTGCCATTTTGTAGGCATGGCTGCCTTCTGTACAGTCTGTACATAGCATAGCTGTGTAACTTTCGTTACACAACCATTGTGATTGATGCTCTCAATCAGAGTGGATAGCCTTTCGGGTTATGTACCTTACTAAGGCTATCTGGTTGTACTGGATAGTCAGCACCTAAGTACTGCCCCAGCTGTTCCAGGAACCAAGGCTCAGCCATGTGTGGTGTCTTTTCAAACAACAAACCGGCAGTGAAGATGAGAGCATCAATAAGATTCTTGGCTTGCCAAGAGTTATCAAACTCTCTCCTCATTATCTCCTTGTTAGCAACCTTCTTGCCTTCCTCGCACTTACGTACAATGAGTACAGCATTACGGTTGACTAGAGCAAACTGACGACCCGATTCCAAAGTGAATGATAAGTCGACATTGTGTCGCCACCACCTATGATCTGGATGGGTCTTCGCAGTCCAGACGACATCATCGTCGTACTTCCTGCGGTGCCAGGTTATCTGACGACCTACCATCGCTACTCCTTGCTTGAGAACTTATTAATAGTCTCGTTGAACGCCTTGCGGATGTCTTCCTTAGCAAGAGAACCATCGGTCTCTGCACCAATTACGATACCATCAAGACGCTTAGCAACCCTGTTCATCATACTCTCGAATTCCTCACGGAATATGAAAGACTGTTCGGGCTCATCGAAGTCAACCTCGATGCGTAGCTTAGGGCCGTTCTGCTCAGCTTTGATTTCCATAGTGTCTCCTTACTAGTTGTTATTAGAGTGGGCAGTTTAAACACATACCCAGGTGCCAACCCAAGCGTTGGTTGACCACGGCTACACTCAGCAGTAGCAAGCCCCTTCATTAAGGCCTCGGATTGCCTCCATAAGCTTCCCCTTATGGTGAGTCCGTGAGTAGGATCACATAGCTCTTGAGCGGTACATCCTATTCACAAGAAAGGGGACCCGTTTTAAGCTAGGGTGGAGTCCATACCGTATCGCAAATTTAACCACTACTCAGGTGGGAGCAAGATTCCAGTCGCAATGCTCATGGCGACCCTAGTTCCTTTGTATCATACCAACTAGGAAGTATTAGTGAGCTAACGGATCACACCGGCACATTCTGGCAGTAGCTTCCCGTCTATTAAGTAGGCTTCTGATTACCTCCATACGCTTCCCCGTATGATGAGATGGCCTTTACAGGTTGCCAGCTGGGTCTGGTATACTCACCGTGAGTTGCTCCCATACACACGATGAAATGTGTATGGGATCATCGATTAAGTCGATGAGACTACCACGTTTTTTGGGTCGGTGGCCGAGACCTCAAAGACCAGTTTTAAGTGTTCATGGAAACCACTACATGTGCTTCCCCACATGCTGAGTTTGGCAGTACGATACCAGCGGGTGGGAGCTTCGTCCAGCACCACCATTGGACAGCGCCTATACGCTAAACGAATAACGTATAGGCTCATCAGTTACAGTGTGATGGCACCGCTATGCTTTTGGGTCCATAGCATGACCACGGGTACAGGTTTAAGGATAGCCTACGTTCCTATGCAAGCTTCCCCTTGCATTGAGTCTGTGATTAGCTAGTGTCGTTCCTTGCGTAGACTCCCTTGTTGCAGTCTGTGGCCTCGTCTCCTGCTAGCCAATCACGAGAAAGAGAGCAGTTTATGTTCAGTCATGCTCAGGACCTAGACCACGAATTTTTGGCGCATGGTGTTAGGACACTCACCAGTATGCAAGCTTCCCCTTGCACTGAGATTAGTACAGTTTACTAACGGTCATGTACCAGGACTGTTCGCACTTTTTAGTTACAAGGTTGTACGCCCACCCCGCTGTGTATAAAACACAGATGTTATTGCATCTGCCTGCGATGCACCTCCTTACTAGTTACTGCTTAGGGCCTATGCACACAACGAAGTATGCATAGGCTTGAGTGTCTTCACCAGTACACGCACTCGCTTGCACGATGGTTACTATCTCTACCTACCAACAAGTATGGGTTCTCCGCTCCCCTACGTCATCATTAAGGTCTCCGAGTACCCCTATAAGCTTCCCCTCATAGTGAGCGTTTAATCGGTAGTTTCACTCTACCAGCTTCCATATCTTTTCCAGGACAAGCCATAGTATGCAACCGTCATCTCCTCCTCGACGGCATAGCCCAGGCTAGGGTTTTCATGATAACCCTCCACATCATGGGTGCTTTTAGCGTGATTCCCAACACGTCCTACGAACAACCCCACGTCATGTACACAGTGTGTGTGTAAATGCGTGGAGTTAGTTCGTACGAGCTAAGCCTCCCCCAATTACTTGAGAGAGGGTACGATTAAAGGTCGATGACCTTACGGGCAGCAACGATAGCTGCGCTGTAAGCCGGGGCCTTGTCCAGAATCGTAGACGATTCCCTGATGGTCTCGAGCATCTCGATGAGTCCATTGGCGACCGCAGTTACAGAATCTAACTTACGCTCAACCAAGACCCGACGCTCATCGCCAAGGTCAACCAATTGGTCAACCTTGACGAGGAGGTCTACAACCTTGAGGCTGTACTCCTTGAGCTGATCGAGATCTGTGGCCCCACTAATGCGGGACCGCAGACCATCGACCTTGGCTTGGATTTCAGTCTTGCTCATTTCTCTCTCCTTATACCCAGTGGTCTTGGTGACCACAGTTGTCACGGGTGCCATTGCAGTGCTCCGAGTGGTTCTCGTGCAATGCAAAGGGCGCACCCAAGACTTTCTTAGCCTCGTTCTGCATGAGGTCGTAGAATCCGTTAACGTGCTCAATCGTGAGCTTGAGGCCCAGAGGGAACACGATAGACAGCTTCTCGATGTCCTCGGCGGACACATCATCCTGCAACAGGATGTTAGCGATGTGTACGTAAGGCTCGATGAGCTGACCCAGCTTCAGACCCCAGTCCTTGATTTGAGTAAGGAACTCGGCGTGAGCAATACGTGCCTCAGCCGCCTCGTCAAGGATAAGGTCGGGGAAATTGAATTCTTCCATAGTGATACTCCTATTTGTTAACAGTGCCTCCAACGACACACTGTACATCAACGATGTACATGGCACTCGGATGTAACCACGACAGTTACATCCGAGTTGTTTGAGTAATTAGTTACTCAAGGAACTTGGTGCTAGAGCTTGCCAAGCAAGGCTTGACGAACAGGACCAGCAGGCTTGTTGATAAACTTACCTGACTTGAACTGCTTGACTGCCTCTTCAACACTCGGAATCATAATCATCCGGTGCTTCTTGACGAGCTGTGCACACTGAATAGTAAGAGCGTCGGAACTACCGTCGTTCTTGGTGGTGACATAACCGTCACACACCCAGACGATGTCCTCGCCGGGAGCACGCTGGTTGATAGCCCAGGTAAGAACTGGACCGTCAACGCCGTTGCCACGACCACCGACACGTGGGATCTCCGCGACACGCCAGCCACGACGTGCAAAGATCCAAGCGTTAGGCTCATCCTCGCCACAGTGACTGTATGCCAAGATGGTAGCAGCCGGAGCTGCCTCAACGATGGCCTCGATGTCAGACTGGCTCAAGCACATGGAGCCTGAGATGTCAATGATTACGATGCCACCCCTGACCTTGCGCTTGACGCTGAAGATGCGACGCTCTGGGTCAGTGTAGAGTCGGCTGATGTTGCCGATGCTACGACCGAACTGAGCAGGACGACGACGACGCTTCATGTAACCTTCGACCTCGGTCGTCAGTTGCAGAGTGTCATCGATGCGCAGCTCCGCGAATTGCCCACGGTCATCAGTGGGGAACTCGAAGTCATCTGGCAGCTCGTCCTCGAGAGGGGCGTCGTCTGGTGACAACTTACCACGATCGCTAGGAGTAGGAGCTTCACCGTACTCTTCAGCACGCTTCTCCTCCCGCTCAGTACGCTCACGTACCACGCTCTCAGGTGCCTTCATACCAGCGGATGCGTACTCGGCAATCTCCTGAGCTGCACGCACAGTGTGATTGAAACCACGTGGTGCAACAACGTCGTCGGCGTAGTGATACGGATCGGTGTCACCAAGGTAAGATGGTGAACCGGTCAGCACACGGTCGAGACGCTTAGCGAGCTTGCGCAGGCGCTCAGACCACTCAGGATTCACAGACCGGACACCGCTCGCGAACGAGTCGAAGCCCTTGGTACCGTGGTGCTGAGCAGTGAAAGCAACTGCCTCGTCCCAGTGCTGCATGGACTTGCCAGTGGCAAGCTGCACACCGCGCTTCTTCTCAGAGCCCAGGATATCGTTAGTGTCAACGCCCTTGGCTTCTAAGAATGGCTTGGCTACAGCGTTCACACGAGCCTGCTCAGCAGTACGAAGAATAGCTTCAGTGATGCCGCTACTCTTGTATTGCTCAGCCATGGTCTTGTAAACGTCGCCAGACATGGGTGAGATACGAGCCTCGATGAGAGCACGCATCTTCAACTGCTGGGACCAGCTGTCCCCCGAAAGGGGAACAGCCAGTACACCAGCAGCGAAGTCCACGCCTACCCCGTACTCACCGACCGTCTGTTGTACTTCCCAGTCGATCGGCGTCGTGACATCGTCACGAAACGAGGTGATGGCACCAACAAGTGGCTTGACAGGGTCACCGTCAAGCATGAAGTCCTCACTCATTACAGTGAGGCCGACGTGCTGAGGGAGCCGAGCTGGATCACGTTGATGATCTCGTCTGCAAGCTTACCAAAGATAAGCTTGGCTGCACGCTCGGTAGTGAATGCCGGACTCTGACGTAGAATCTGGAACTCCTTCCAAGCACGCAACGACGCACGCTCTCCAGGCTTACCAGCTACAATAGCAGCGGCAAGCATGCGCAACTCCGGTGGCAACGCAGCAACCAACGCAGCCGGGTGGGCGGCGTCGATCTTGATTGCAACCGGGAAACGGTCACGCAGTGGAGCAGCGATCATGTTCGGGTCCTCGAAGTTGGTAGTCATGATGGCCGAGAAGTCACCGTGCGGACGAATTACTTCTTCCGTGTACGGGTTCTTCCAGACCGCAGACTCTGCACTGTCAAGGAACGCCATCAGCGTTGACTCGACGTCACCAGAAGCACGGTTGATCTCGTCAATGACTGCACGAGCACCGGACTTCCAGGCGCGAACCAAGGAGCCTTCGACGTATCCAAAGCCACCAGTAGGCGTAGGCAACATTGCACCTACGATGTCACCAGTGGTCATGTCCTCTGAGCAGATGAGTCGCTCAGCCTCGTGGCCGTTGACCCCGAGAGTGAGAGCCGAGTAGGTCTTGCCGGTCCCCGGGGGGCCGTACAGGATGACCTTCTTGACACCTGCGGCGAGAACATCCTCCAGGTCAATGAAGCACTGGGGGACGGGAATGCCTTCGTATAATACTTCGCTCATAGTGTTTGTCCTTATAGTTAGCAGTGCATGGTGACACTGGGTACATACCAGGACGGTATGTAACCGTACTGCAGGGAGGATTCGAACCTCCACCCCTACACCAATGGTGTAGTGCTCTTCCTGTTGAGCTACTGCAGTGACCAAGTTGTTACTTGGTGCGGACTGCCTTGATGGTCAGCGTGCGAGACTTGAAGTCACGCTTGAAGCTGGCCGTAACGAAGCCACGTCGCTTCGCAGTCTTACGCAGGTAGTGCGTGAAGACACTGAAAGAAACCTTGCTGAAAGGCATGATTGAATTCAGCTCTGCGAATTGGAAAGTGCGCTCCGTACCGTCAAGGGCAATGTCCAAGAACAGGCGTACGTCAGGGTCGTTCCAGTTGACAAGGTAGTTAGGAACCTTGCGCTCTGGCTTGCGCTTGCTGTAAACACGCTTGACCTTTGGCGTAGCCACGGTGACAGGAGCGGGAGCCGTTTCGACTTTCACTTCCTGTTCCACGATGGTGTCGAGTCCGTACTGCTCCTCGATGTACGCGGTCACGTTGGCCACCTGTGTGAGAGATGGCTCGTAACCCGTTGCAGCGACGAACAGTTCCTCCAAGCTGAGCTCGGAGATTGAACGGATGATCTGACTCATCTTCTTGCTGTCCATAGTGGTACTCCTACTAGTTAGCCCCTCTTGTTTGTACTGCAGAGTAACGGGGTTAATTACTCCGAGAGATACCCAAGCCCGTCGTCTGACTTGGATATCTCTCGCAGCAACCGAGTGACAATAACTTATAGTTACTGCCACTCGGTGCCCGTTAATACTTAGGAGGCTTCTTGCAACTCTTCCTGCAAGATGAATTTGATCTTGTGCTTGATGTCACGTCGCGCCCACCGGTGTGGAGCAGCCTTGGTACGACGCTTCATGTATCTACCCAAGTTCTTAACACAAGCAGAGCAACACCAATCACCGCCGACGTTGCTCTCCCACGAGGGGTGTAAACTTACACGTCGTGAGCGATGGTTGAATTTGAACTCGTAGTTGTAAGCAGGGTTTTCCCACTTACGACCACCGTCTCTGACGTACCCGTCTTGGCTCATCGTTCTAGTAACCGATGCAACCACGACGAGGGGCATGACGCAGAGCTTCCTCTGCCTCCTTACCACGAAGCACCTTGAACTTGCCTGAAGCCTCTCCTTCGAGAAGGAACTGCTCCATGACTTCTGCCATCATCTTCTTCGTCTCCGAATCAAACTCAAGCTCTGGCTCTGGTGTGTCTGATGAAATCCACATAGTGTCTCCTTACTAGTTGGGTGAGCCCGTTGGGTCCGGTGGAACTCATACCGGTAATGCATACTACAAACTACAAACGCCCTGGTCAGCTGCCCATTCAGGCATGAAACCATTGTTACGTGTGTAGTACCACACAGCAACCTTTGACTGTTCATCTCCAGTTGCTGTTGCAGCTGTAGCTGGTAGCCCAGGTATGTGAGCCCGTGCGAAATCCCAGATGTATGGGATAAACTGGTACCAACCACCAGCACCACTGTGAATCTCACGTGATGTCAGGTGATTACGGCTCTCTTGATAGCGAATGCAAGCGAACTTAACTTGCACCGCCATCGGCAATTGCCGTGTAGCATCATATGCATCGGGCCATGTGGCTGTTGAGTCATGTGCCTCTGTGTTCCATCGTCGCAACGGTGCTGGCACGACCAGGGGCTGACTGTCAATGTACGACGTAAGTATTGTTGGAGAGATAACCTCCACCGGATACGTGGTCGTAGTGACAGCAGCATGAGCCACCTTAACGGACTGGGTTTGCCCAGACACGTAAGTTAACTCACCTGGTTGCGTGACAACAAAAGCTGTCGCAACGAAGGCACCACAGATACACAACTTTCGCAGTGTACTCATGTACCTTGCCTTCCTACTAGTTACTGCACTGATAGTTTAACCACCATCTCTAGTGGGGAACCCGGAAGTCCCAGTGAACCACCGAGTAAGACATCTACTCGGTAGTCCACGTGCAACGCCCGGGCTACTGCTTGACACCCCAGCCATCACGGTCTGGAGACCAGAGTGATGTCTGCTGATTGAACAGGACGTGAGCGAAAGACTTCTCAATCTTACCACTCTCACCACCACAAGCGTCAAGCTGGGTGATGTCCATATTGGTCTGCTCGTCGCGGACACTGTGCTTAAACATCTTGAACTCAAGCCCAGCAACCTCGAGAGGGTTGTCAACAGCACGGATGTCATACTTGGGCCAGTCCATCTTCCACACTGGAACAGCGCGGTCAACTGACCACGTACCACCAGTCTGATTTGCACGGATGGTGATAGCGACCAACATGTCCCATGAATCTATTACAGCGAGGTGGATGTGATTCAGCTCCATGAACTGGAACTTGAAGCACGAAAGCTCCACAGCGTTGGCTTCGACGTCACGTAGGACATCCTTAAGGGTAAATAGTTCTGACATATTGTCACTCCCTACTAGTTTGGGTGGGTAAGTCCCATTGTTTGACCCATGGATAGCCCGAGATGAGGAGGCTTCTCGGACTATCCATGCATCCAACAACAGGTGATACTCAAGCCCACACAGCGGGGGACTGTGTGAGCCTGAGCATACCTTAGTTACTACCTGAAACGGTGAGCACCGCCATGGCCACCGACAAGAACACAACCTGAGGATACACGACAAGCATCACCCTTGAGATACTCAACCAAAGGTTCTGTCTTGTCGTAGTACTCAACTACCCTCTCAAGCACTTGCCTCTCCCGTTGACATGCAGACCATGCATCGCGGGCAGCTCGCATCTTCTCTAGATAATTATCGTCAAGATCAGATTGCTTCTGCTCTTCAGCCTTAAGCAACTCAATGTGTGCCTTTAGCTTCTTGAGCTGGGCGGGAGTCATGAACTTCTCCATTAGTATTCCTTACTAGTTAATGAGGTTGGTTAGTCCTCGGTTGAACCATAGGTGGCACGAACAAATGTTCCTGCTCGTACCACCGAGGGACAATCGATTACTTACTATCTTTACAACAACAAGGTGTGAACTCCCCACCTTCAAGCTCGTAGTACTCACCATCGCAAGCACTGCAGTAATGATCCGCTACAGCCTCGGGGAATGGGTGGAATGGTTCCTCCTGAGCGGATCCCTCTTGAGCAGCTTCTTCATCAAGTTGTTCTTGACGCTCAGCTAATGCCGCTTCCCAAATTTCATCGGGCATCAATCACCATCCCAAGGTTCAATGTCAGCAACGTAGTTGGGATTCTCCTCAACATGCTTGTTAGTTTTCTTCAGATTACGCTTAGCCTGGCTGGGCAACCCGTAAATATCAACAAGCGTGAGTTTGTAGCGATAGACTTTCCACGATTCATAGGCGTTAAAAGTCCTTGGTACAAGAACTAAGCGGAAACCCTCCATCGCTCCACCAGTATCCATTGTGTACCACTGGATATCGTGGTGGGCTAGGGCTTCCTCTCGCTTGACCCAATAAGTCCTGTCACGGTCCTCTAGGTCATTGCACTTAGATACCCTTGTACTAGCTCTCGTGCACTCGGTACGCTCAAGCATCCAAACAGTGAATGTATTCACTGGTAGCTCCTTACTTGGGGTAGGACTTGCCCCATATAGTTTGTCCCAATGGCACCACCACTAGATGATGTCATTGCAACCTACTATACAAGTACAAGAAAACATGTACGAGTGAGAACTAGCTTGTGTGTCAACACAAGACAATTTTTTAAGCTAGCCCCTGCATGCTTTTAAGCTAGATGCTATGATAGTATAGCTATGTTTCACGTGAAACATCCTAATGACGCATCGAGTAAGCACATGCCCCTTAAGTTAGAAAGGGGACAACGTAGCTTATGTAACCAAATTTGTATCAGTTTAGGTTAGATAAGCGGGGCACGTTAAGGTAGCTAATCAGTCTACACACTTAACTTACTCGATACGCCATTAGAATGTTTCACGTGAAACATATTAGTCTATAAACGGCGCGGCTTTGTTCTCGAAAGACTCAACTGGGGTGTACCCAATCTCTCTCAATGTTTCACGTGAAACATTCTGTGACTTACACACCACGCTTGAAGCGTGTGACTTGACACAGTCCAGGGCCACGCAGATCGTTTGACCTGCCATTAGCACTATCATAGTTGACCTCCTAGTTAAGCTGACTGCCTCGTCAGGCCCTAGACATCACTCTAGGACTACGCCTCCCGGCGTTTCGGCATTGATTACCGCTTGTTCTTGCGAGTCTTGAACTCTGTGAAGAGTCCAAGGTCGCGTGTGACCTTCCTCTGCTCCGCCTCGTTGCGGATGACAGTGAAGTGAACCCTCGCGGATTCTTTGGGTGCCTTCTCACCAATGGTGAAGCCAGCGGGGACAAAGTTAGCCTTTGTCATAGTAACCCTCCTCAGGGTTTGTATCTATACACATAGTTTGTGCATAGCCTGTTACTACAGGGTCCCCCACCGAGGGATCGAACCTCGCAGTCGTGATGACCTGCCACTCCAGTGGTGTGGGGGTGAGTCAGTTTATAGTCATGACTCAGGACTGGGGGCTAACTAAGCGTTAGCGGGCTCGACAGCGTCGACGTCAGTAGCAACGTCAACGGCCACGTCAGCCGTGGTGGGGTCCACGACCTGGTAGTCCGCCTCTGCCTTGAACATCTTGAGGATGTTCAGGAAGATGAACTGCTGAGCGGTGTCAGCGCCACCCATGGCGTAACCCTGCTTGTACCAGGCAACCTTGGTGTCGCGGTCCACAGAAGCGAGGAGCTTGTTGAAACGCTTCTCGATGTTGTAGTCCTTGATGCTCTGGATTGCGCCAGACCAGACAGAGGGGTCACCGATCTCCACGTAGACCTCGTCGTCGTTGCGGTCCAGCATGTAGAACTGACCAGTAGGCTGGTTCAGCTCGTCAAGCTTTGCGTACAACTTGTGGTCCTCGTGGATGCCTGCGCCGAGGAGCTTGCTGCTGGCGAAGGGGTAAGCCTTACCAGAAGCAAACACGTTGCGACGCTCGACACGGAAGAAGTGACCAAGGACGTTGCCGTCCTCGTCGACTTCCTGCGTGAGACCGGAGACAATCTTCAACTGCTGGCGCACCTTGTAGTACGTGCCGAAGAAGATGTCGTCCTGCGTGATCACGTCAGTGGGCTGAAGCTCTTCAGCAACAGCGATGACGTGCTCGACGTAGTCCAGGTGATCCGGACGTGCAGCCGTGAACAGATCGAAGACCTTGCCGATGGCGAAGTCCTTGGTCTGGAGCATGGTCGCGTTCGCCGCAGCCTGAACCTCATCGAAAGCGATGAGGCCGAGTGCGAGGAACTGCGTGACGTCCACCGACATGAAGTCGGCAGTCTCCTGGCCGGTGGCCTTGGACTTGAAGTTGCGCTTGTGTGAACGCACAGTCTCCTTGTCCAAACCAGTGACGGATGGAACAGTGGTGCTAGGCACCGAGTTGGCTTTAGCCATTATGGTCTCCCATATAGTTATGTGTCAGTAACCCGCTGACACTACGGGTTGACGAAATGTACCCAGACCGGAGTCTGAGCGTACACTCAACAGCTGTGTACTTTTGCCCTTGAGTGGGCCAGGTGCGATAGTCATCCGCCTGTTACTACGGTGTGTGTTGGCACACCGCGCTCTGTGGTCTGGAGTCGAACCAGACATGCAACAGCCATACACGGCACAGATTGGATTGAGTGAGAGGCACTGCACACACACACTATGAAGCATGCGCATGCACAGGCACGGCTATGCAGCCATGCGTGCACACATGTGGTCGTATGGTGCTGTAGATACACAACACACACCACAATGCAGTGCTTGCGTCTACTGCCAGTAGTTCAGACAGCAGGTGGAATAGTCCAAAGAAGTTGATAACCTTTGGCTATAACGCAACCTACACGCAATCCAAGGCGTGTAATAGGATGGCAAGTTTTTGCGTTTTCTGAACTAAAGGCTTTTAGAGGAATCGACGGAGAGGGGCCTAAACGGGGCTAGGAGGCTCTCTAATAGGGGTCCCAATGGTTGGGTACAAGAACGCCTTTAAAAAATGCGGCGGCCCTCCTAGGGGCTCTTGAAATACTAAGTGCACTAAAGTAGAAAACCCCTCCCCAGGACTTTCCTAGAGAGGGGATTTCAATAATACTTTTACCAACCACACACACCATTTGTTTGTTTGGTGACTTAAGCATAGCACATGGCAATGTAAAAGCAAACAGTTTTTGGACTAGTGGTTAGCGATTGCTTAAACTTTTATAGCGAAAAAAGAGTTTGATAGCGACATGCAAGTATATAAAGAGATACTATGATTAATTGGAACAGGCGATACGCCAGTGAAATTTGCGGGTGCGGCGATCCAGCCGTAGGTAAAGATGCCTATGGCAACCCATCTTGCGAAAATCACAAGTACACTGAACCCACTGCTAATGATGTAGCCAAACGTATGGTTGATGCTTTGGGAGAACATCTCAATGATGATGAAATTCTTGAGTGGGACCCACGCACACCTCAAGAATCAGAGATGAGCAAAAAGGTCAACGCTCTTGGCATTAAAGAACCTGTTATACCAAGCCGTAATCCTAAAAGTTGTCAAGTTTGCAATGCACCCACTGAAAATAGAAGTGCTCGTTGCAATAAATGCAATGTTGCTATAAATGAGCTTTTTAATATACCAGAGTTTCGTGAATTAACAAGACGCGAAGACATAGAAGGCGTCAATGAAATGGTTCGCCAACATCGTGGTATTGATAGACACCCCGCAGAAGATATTTTTAATTCACCAGTAGCAGATGAGTCACAGCTACCTCCACACTATAAAGGAAGTAAAATGAACTGGAACAATCGTTACGCTAGTGAAGACGACATTAAAGAGATGAGTAACGATCATAGAGAGTTTAATGATGCCATGGACCGTGTTCACACTAAGAGCATGGAAACCTCAAAAGATCTTTCTAAGAAGATGAAAGATTTACATGAAATGGTTCAAACTATCAAGAGTATAAACAACCCTGATGCACCATAGAGCTAAACCCCTTATAACACAAGGAAAATAGAAAATCGGAATCGGTTCTAAGGCCGGTGACGCGTGGTGCCCGTTTTAACCTAACTAGGAGTATAACTTAATGTTTAACAGTAAAGAAGCTGCAAAAAGAAATAAGTACTTTGTGCCTGATGCTTCACGGGCTAGGTCTAATACTACACGTGCCAAAGACCCATTGACTCTTTTGCACATGGAAGGCACTGGTGGGTACAGCATCCACAAAGAAGATCCTGAGTTCTTTCATGTAAACAACCAGACTGCTAAGGCTGCTAATGCTTATCTTAGCTACCTTGATGAAGACGAAGCCCCAAGCCCCAAGGCTGTTCGTCTATTTGGCCTTGAAGAAGCTAGTCCGGGCAACTGGAGACACAACCGAGATAAGTCGCAGCTAGCTAACGTTAAAACGCTTGGTGACTATATGAACGTTAAGGTGCGTAACAAGACTTTTGGCCATACATACCAGCTTGGTATTGGGATACGTCAACCATCGTTGGTTATTGCTCCTAGTGAAGAAGGCTACACGGACTACCGTGGTAAGCGTGCAGGATCGTACACCAATGAGCGAACAGGTGAAAAGCACATTGCTAATCCATTGACTCTTATGGGCCAATCAGAAGCAGAGACAATGTTGCGGTTTAATAGGCTAGTAAACGAGAATGTTACTGATCCTGAGCGATACCGTGAACAAATGAAGAAAGTAAATTACCGCACTCATGGTGTCAAAGAAGGTGGGAGTTACATAGGGATCAAAGAAGGCACCGAACCACTACTTGTTCACCACCACATCAACCACACAATCAACAATATGTGTGAAGCTCATGATGCTGTTGCAGGCGGAATTGATCAAAAAACAATTGATCAAGGTAAAACTGCCCGTTTTGTTAAGTGTTTTTGCCCTCACTGCATAATTGATAAGAGTACTCACCCTGTTAATCAGTGGAAAGATATGCAACACCACGAAGAAGCAGCCCGTAAAGCTGACCCAGCGACCGGTGAACTCGAAGATCCTAGAATTAGAAAAGCATATTTTGTTGGTTTTCCTGTTTCTGAGAGTGCTCAAGAGCTTGGACCAGTGGGTAAGCGTTGTCACCACCGTATTATGGAAGGTACTAAGGCTGAATCACAGGTTATTAACCACGCTGTTCGCGGTAGAAAAGATAGAGCAGCAAAATCTATGGACAATTCACGGGGATCTCGACGTCGTCCATCCAGTGGTACTCCTCTTGATAACCTGATTGATAATTCAGGAATACAATCAAGAGTGCATTTTGACAGTGATACTGACAGTGATACTGACAGCGATGAAGAATAAAATCAAATTGTTACCTGAAATCTATTGACAAGAATAAAAAAATCCTCTTATATATATAACTAAGGAAAACATGTCAGATAACCGTGACTATGAATCACACACTGATGAAGAAAAAAAGCATAGTGATACTGATATCCTCCGGTTTAAGGAGAATATTGACCAAATTTCCTCCTTATCATCAATCTTTTCGGTAGAAAAACCAAAAGAAAACGATAACGATCATGTTTATCGCATAAATATCACTGAATATTGCAAACATGACGGTGTTATCATCGAATACACCAAAGAAATTGACGTTTATGACTTTTCTTTGGTCATGGATGAGATTTTTGACATCGATATTGACAATTTTGACATCGATGAAGACAATTACGAAGAAGATGTCAGGGTTTTCGGTAGCTTAGACGAAGTTATTGACTATCTTCAGCAAAATAAAGAAGAAGATAGCTAATGACAGTAGAAAGCCACGACCAAAATGTTACTCATCATTACACTGTTCATTATCCTGATCACCCTGAGCGTACTTCAGACCCACACTACGTTGATTTCAATCATTTTAGAGCAAAAACTAAAGATACTGCTGTTTGTAGCATCGGTTCTCACCGCAATGACTTTAGCGAATGCGATTCCGATCACCCCTTAGAGCTTCACCACACTCATATTGAGTTCAGTTTGCAAAACGGTGTTGATCTTAAATGGCTCGAGGCTGATTACCCAGGTGTTAGTGATCCTGACAACATTGGTGCATGGGTAGAAAGTGCAGACAACCTTGAGTGGCTTTGTTTATTCCATCACAGAGGGCACGGAGGTGTCCATACGGCAGCAGCAGCCGACTATGAAGCTGAAAAATATGTGAGAGGGCTCATAAAATGACAGACCGTATCGTAGGTAAACTAGGTAAGCTAGACCCAAGACGCCCTGCTGGGCTTCATTCACTTGCTTTTTATCAAGGCAACCCTCTTCCAGCTGCACCAGATAGCGTAATTACACCAAATGTACCCAATTGGGGAGTCTTAGGAAACGATACACATGGGGATTGTACTTTTGCTGGTATTGTACACGCCAGAATGGCTAACGCTGCTACGCTGGGCCTCACAGAAACCTTCCCCTCCGACGCCGATGTGGTCAACGCGTACCTTTCTTTTACGGGAGGAGCAGATCAAGGAGCGGTAGAGGCAGATTTGCTTAAGTTCTGGCAAACCAATGATTTGTTTGGTAGCAAACTTGCTGCTTTTGCTCCTACTGATCATGCTGACCTTGACGAGCTTCGTAGCGTCATTGCTTCTTATGGCCTTGTATACATCGGTGTAAAGCTTCCTGTCACATTCCAACAGCAGTTCGTACAGAACCAACCATGGGACCTTACAGGCACTCCTGCTGACAATCAGATCGAGGGTGGGCACTGCATCATCCTTACTGGTTACGATAAGGACTACGCTGAATGTATTACCTGGGGTAAAGTGCAGAAGGTGTCATGGAGGTGGCTGCAGAGCTACATGGAAGAGAGCTGGGCTCTCATCACTCCAGAAATTGTTGAGAAAGGTCTTTACGGCAACATGCGCCTCGAAGAACTTACTACTGACCTAGGAAAACTATAATGGCTAATATCCCAAAGAGAACAGATGAGATCCTTGAAGAGCAAGGTGACCGAGTTCGCATTATTGCTAACATTGGCCCAATGCGTTATAAGACCGGTGGACTGTTCTCTGGCCTTCTTGTAGAGGCAATGCTTGGTGATGAACGTATTGGCTATTTTACTGCTGAAAAGCAAGCTAGCGGTAACTACATTATGGATGGCGTCTATGTTGAGCCAGATTATAGAAATAATGGTATTGCTACTGAGATGCTGCGCAAGGCGCATGCAACCGTAAACCTTACCCCTTATGCATTGACTGATAACCAGGTTTACCAATCAGAAGCTGGTAAGAAGCTTATTGACAAAGAAACACGCATGTTCACTGCTAGTACTCTTGTAACTGCTGGACCACTGCTTGCTTTGCCTGAGATTGCTGCTGTAGCTGAAGAAGCTGGTGCTGCAGGATCAGGCGCTAGCAATGTTGGTAAAGCGTTGAATACTGTAAGTAATATAACATCTAATGGTGGCAATAACGGTGGATCAGATGGCCAACAACAAGATGGCACAGCTGAAAGCCCTTCAACTAGTTCACAAGATTTTGCAAACCCTGCGAATCCTGTGATGGGTAGTTTTAAGGTTGTTTCTTTTATGCCAACGCCAACTGTACCGATGGAAACTCCATTGATGATGCCACAACCAAGTACATCAGGCAACCACCCAGGTTATAACGTTAACCAAACAGAAACTAAAACAGAATCGCCTAAAGAAGAAAAGCCTGTAGCAAAAGAAATAACAGAACTAAAAAAACCAGTTTCTAATCCAGACAAAAACTTTTCTTTTGAACTTGACTTCCCTATGCCAATCTCTCACTTTTCTGATTCAGCTCATCCAAGAACTAGCAGTATTGATAGCAATAGATTATTTGATTTGCTTGCTGAAGACCAATCACGCTTTGCTAGCGCCGAGAAAACCACTACTTGGGAATAAGAGTTAAAACAACCCTTAAGGCGCACTAGTCATTGATGAGATACGCTACGCAAGGCAATGGTAACTACGGAGATGATGCTTCGTTACGCGCTATTGAGTCTCCTACAGAGGAAGACGAAGGGTTTGGTTTGCCTGGCCAATCTGCGATTGGCACTGTTGGTTACTTTAGATTTGCAGACATTGGTAACGAAGACGAAAACTCAACAAGATTGACTGCTTTGGGTGATAAACCTAAAGATACCATTGATCTTGGCGGAGAACCACCAGTTGCAAGCAATGAAGGACTAGCTAGCGTTTCACCTGGTTCGCTATCAACGATTATTGGAGCAAATATGAGCATGAATGCAAGAATTGCATATGTTATGGAGAATGGTGAGCCATTCTGTAACCACTGTGAAAAGAACTACTTTCCAAAAGGACGCATTGCTTGCACGTGGTGCGGCTGTGGACGCCCGAATGATGATCATGGTGTAGTTGAGAATGATTTCAATGGTTCAAGCTTGCTTGAGAACGTAGAAGGCCCTACTGCTGGTGATCTTGACGCTGGTCGTGACATCGTTAAAGAAGAAGCCAAAATGGGTGCCGCTGGAGCATTCTACGCAATGTTTAAACAAGCTAACGATAGTGAGCTTTACTACCAAGGGTATGGCGATGCACAATCGGGCAAGCCAATGGATGAAGACCTTGCACTCTTGAGCAAAGACTATTACGAAGGCTACAGAGGGTACAAGTTTTATAACAAAACTCCTCAGCAAAGCGTTGGTCAAAGTCTTTATGATATTAAACCAAATAGCAATTCAATTCCTCGTTCGCACGACATGCACCAGATGACCCCAGGTGAAGCTGACCGTGGTCCTCTTGAATTGACGGATGGTTTTAATCACGCTACCGCTTCTGCTGGGCTTCCTATTGATGTGATTCAAAAGTTCTTTGAGATCTAATATGGCACAGTGTTTTATCTGTAATAATGGTGAACTTGTTAGGACAGCTAGCAAAACAGGACCAGAAATTTATTGTAATGGTTGCCGTAGAGTAGTGCTTAGCTCATACCTTGGGTTTAGTATCACTGCTAATGAGATTGAAAGTTCACTTGAACCATGTGAGGTCAAAACAGATCAAGGCATTAAACCTGGTTGGAAGGGCCCTGGTGACAGAGCCAAATGTAATATCTTTGACCCATCAATCAAGGGTGATTACACTGTGCCAGGTACTGAAGCAAGTGCTAAGAAAAAAGCTACTGACTCTGTTTATTCTTACAGACACCGTCAAGCTGCAAACAAAATCATTAATGCTACTGCCTATTTCTCTGGTGCCCCTGCCGCGATTGTTCCTCAATCGAGTAACTCTCAAGATTTTGCTAATAATGGACCTAACCCAGCACCTCCTTCAGCAAAACCACAAGATTTTAGTGCTACTGACCAAAGCTCTATCGGTCAAGCTACAGCGCCTGGTGGTATACAGCCTGGTGATATGAACAAGAACAACCCACTTAATAGTGGCACTACTGCCAGCAGAAGATTGGCTGAATTGCTTAGTGAAGAACTAGGCCCAAGTTTTTGCACAGAACATATGACGCATGATGAATGTAATCACAGCCGTAAATCGCAATAGTGACTGAGGAAAAAGAAAGACTCCATTATGAACTACGACAACATTGAGATCGAAGCCAAGACTGCTGCTGCTGATGCACGTTGGTTTAACGGTACATCCGAAAGCATCTTGACACGCCTTGACAGACTCCAAGACATCTTGGATAGAACGCGCATGGCTGCTAGCAACCCTAATGCTGGCATGAGAGACATTGAGCGTTATGCCAATATCCTAACTGAGTTGGGTGCTGAGAAGGAATCGCTCGAGAAGCTTGCTTCAGAGTACGTTGACTTTGACACTGACATGTACCTTGACAGCCTTCCTGGTGGCACCATTGCCAAGGAATACCGTGTGAGCAGTGCTGGTACCAGTGACCTGGGTGAAGACGATGGTAGCCTCTTGTACCGTACAGCTGCAGGCATTGAAAACGAATTTGAGAATGCTGACTGGATTAACTTTGTTACTGCTGGTGCTGAAGTCTGGATTGAAGACCAAAGTCCTCACCTGCTTAACAGCCAACTCAACACTCGTGAAGCTGCTGTCTACTATGTTGAGCGTAAGACGTTTCCCATTCTAGATACAGTTAAGCGTGCATCTATCATTGAGAATTTTGTTGATAATGTAGAAATCTGCCGCCGAGCTAAGAATGATGGGTCTAGCTTCCGTAGTATTAAGAGTGCTAGCGCGAATAAGCTTTCTGCTCGTATTATTGAGCAGGCCATTGACGAGTCGTTTGGAGATGGCCTTAACTGGCTCTAACGATGGAAACATGGAATGGCTTTAGAGTCGTCGGTGCAGTAGAAGACGATACTGATACTGACAATGATTTCACCAAAGATGGTGAGCTTGTACCTACTTTAAAGAAGATGCTTGCTGAAGCCTATGTTCTTTATCACACTATCCATGGGTTTCATTGGAACGTAGAAGGATCAGACTTCTATGAATACCACAAGCTATTTGATGAAATTGTAAGTGATATTTACGAGAACATTGACCCTATCGCTGAAAATATTAAAAAACTAGGCGAAAAAGCACCATTTTCTATGAGTCAGCTTGTTAGTATAAGTAGTATCAAAGATACTGACCTTGAAAGCAATAATACAAAAGAGCTGTCTAAGAAGTTCTTGGGTATGAACGAAGAGTACATCGATCATATCAAGAAAGCATTTAGAGTTGCTAACGATGCTGATGAACAAGGCATCGCTAACTTTATTGCTGAACGCATTGATCAACACCAAAAGTGGAGTTGGTTCTTGAAGGCGTCTACTGAGGCATAATGGATTCTGTTACAGAAAACATAGGTAATGTAGTTGCTTTGCTTACTGCAATTGTTAGTGGCCAAGAAGAATTAGCTTATAAAATGGTTCTTGAGAGTGATCCTGTCGAGTTGTTCAGTTCAATCGCTGGAGTTATGATGGTTTTCATTAATAAGTTATCAAGTATTAATGGGATTACCCCAGAAGAGTGCCTAAAGAACTTGGCACTAATAGCGTACAAAGCTAATTAATTATGCCATTAGAATTGCCTGAAGGTATTACTTATAACGATGATAGTAATAAGTTTAACGAAGTAGAAGTTGATTCTACCGTTGATGTTGTAAATGATACAAAATGTATCAAATGTGAATTGCATTTGCAAGCTACGTTAGTTACAATAAACAATAGACACGAAGGCATTATCAAAGCAATGCCAAGTGAAAACATCCTGTGGAAAAACGTCTTACCAAAAGATCGCATTCGATGCATTAAGTTGATCAATGAGACTCTTATGGCAAAGCTAGAAAAACACATGGAAAGGCATAAACATGATTAGATACAGCAATACGCCAGACAAGAGCCCAAAGGTTCTTTACACAGATAGCCCAACGTCACGTGTCACCACTACGTCAGACCTTAAAGGTTTTAATGACGAAGGCACTCCTAACGAGAACTTTAGGAACTTGCAAGACTTAGACGCGGATGATGCTAACGATAACTAAGGACAATAGTGACTGATAAACTGGAAACAAATCCAGCTACACACATTGTAATACCTGATACTCAAGCCAAGAACGGTGTTCCAACTGATCACCTTACTTGGATTGGGAACTACATCGTAGAAGAGTTCCACAACCAAGATGTGAAGATCATTCACCTTGGTGACCATGCTGATATGCCAGCTTTATCAATGTACGATAAAGGCAAGAAGAGTATGGAAGGTCGCCGTGTAAAAGCAGACATTGAAGCTGCAAACGAGCACTGGCATATTCTTAACCAACCATTGTATGACTACAATGAGAACAAGCGTAAGAATAAACATGCTGCGTGGAATCCAGAGCGTCATATCTTGCTTGGCAACCATGAAGATCGCATTAACCGTGCTACAGAAATGGATGCTCAGATCTCTGGGTTGTTTAGTACCGATGATCTTGACTACGCTAAGAGTGGTTGGAGAGTTAGTCCTTTTAAGAATATCCTATGGCTAGATGGTGTAGCTTATAGTCACTTTTTCTATAACCATATGACTGGCATCCCATACGGTGGGAACATTGATACCCGCTTGAAGACCATTGGCCATTCGTTTACTATGGGGCATCAACAAACATTCCTTTATGGTATGCGTTATGTAAACGATAGTAACGAACCATACTCACAACATGGCCTTGTCGCAGGCGCGTGCTACTTGCACGATGAAGACTATAAGGGTCCACAGGGCAACGCTCACTTCAGAGGTATCGTAGTAAAACATGGTGTACAGCATGGTAGCTATGATATCCAGCAGATTTCACTTGACTCTTTATGCCGTAGATACGAGGGAATGAGCCTCGAACGGTTTAAAAAGCTCAAGTATCCGCGTATGTAGTATATGGCTTCTGCAATTACTCCTCAGCGTAAGAACTTTCGTTGCACCTTTAATCGTTATGTATCTGAATACAATAGGGATGCAGTAGTTCGTTCAATTATATCGCAATTTGAAGGGTATTTTGCTGAACCCGAAGTTACAGTCACCGATGATGGTTTTATTATCTCTTTAGCCCTTGGCGACAACCTATCTGCCACAATGGTTAGAGACAAGATCCTTTGGAACCAATTTGTAGAGAGCGTTACAGCTGCTGACGCCATTCGTAAGATGCAGATCATCCGTTTGCCTAAAGCTAGTAAAGAGAACGAAGGCACCGTAGGTGGTTTTGGGCCACATGGTAGTGATAGCGGAGTAGATGAGATTATGGTTGCTGATGGCCGCCCTATCCCCCATAAAGAATTCAAGATTGATATGGGTGATCGAGCTGATGGCCCACCCACAGTTACTGCTAGTCTTCGTTACGCTGACCCAACTGGCAACATGCTTCCTCAGGTTTATGGTCCAGGTGCTGAAACTGATAAACCAGTTGATGAAGACCTTAACAGCGACATTACTAACATGAAGAGTGACCCTTCTACTGAGCTTGACTCAGGTAAGCCTGCTCAAAACCACCCAAAGCTTTTTATGGGTTTTAGAGTGGTTGCTATCAATAGTGATACTGGTGGTGCCTTCACTCTTAATCAACCAAATGGCTTCCAGGACGTTGGTAAGCCACCTAGAAGTGGAGACATCCATCAAGAAGCAGGTGCTGCAACTGGTATTGGTGGTGGAGCCCCTATTAGTGGTGCTAGCTGGTATGTAACCCAACCTGGCAATGAACAAGGCACTGATCTAGGTACAGAGCGTATCAAGAGTGATGCTTCTGCTGCTCCTTTTGGTGCTATTGCTGCTAGCAAGATTGAACCAGAACCAGAAGATGTAGATAGTGCAATTGACTTACCACAAGCGCGTGGTGGTACACAATCTGTCCCCGATGGTGGGCAAGTAGAGGGTTGGTTTGCCAGCCGTTACTTTGGTTTAAATGAAACATATGGATATGAAGGCGATATAGATGACTACGACATATAAGGTATATGCCGCAGGGCAAGAACCAATTAAATACGTACCAGGAGACTTTGTCTTGGTTTCATCTACTGGTGTTCTAGCTAAACTCATTCGCTTTGGTCAATTCTTTCGTTACCATGGCAAGATGAAACCATTCGCTCATTGGAACCATGCTGCGATGATTGTCAACGAAGATGGTACCATTGTTGAGGCTGTTGGCCGTGGGGTCATCACTAGCAACATAAGCGATTATACAAATGTAGAATATTACTACGTTTCAACTAAGCTCAACAAGCAAAGCCGCGATCAAACAGTAGCTGCCTGTAAGAGTTTTATTAAGGATAAGTATGGTTTCTTAACCATCTTGAGTATTGCTTTGGAATTAGCTACTGGCATCAAAATGCAGTTCACTAATAGTAACACTATGATTTGTAGTGCTGTAGTAGCACAATCCTTATGGGCAGGTGGGGTCGTATTCGACCGAAACCCTTATCAAATGATGCCAGCTGATTTAGCTGCTGCTTTCAATATTTTGACAGAATTGCCAAATACTTGATTTTTGTGCATTTTATGCATTAAAGTAAAAATATGAAAAAAGCAGTCATCACTATCAGTTATGATCCCCGTGATGCACAGAGCGACGAGCTCGCAAGCCAAGAGATTAGCGAGACTATGTCTGGCCTTCTTAATAGCTTGCGTACTCAGGTCAATGGCGTCCAGGTATCCGTCAAGTTTACAAATACAAACAATAAGGAGAAGTAAAGATGTCTAATCCAATTAACACAACTACAACTAGAGCAACAGGTCGTGCCTTTGCTTCAGCTATCGTTGGTGCTTTGCTTGCTTGGGGTGCAACCAAGTGGGGCAATCTCAACACTGGTACGTTCACCGTTTTGGTGCCTGTTGCCACTGGTGTTTACTACTCAGCTGTTACACAACTCGAGAAGAAGTACCCTAACCTTGGTTGGTTGCTTGGTACTCTTCCCCAGCCTAAGGTTGTTGCTACGCCTGTTGTAGAGCCCACTCCGGCACCTGTTGCTGCAAAGGCACCTGCTGCTAAGAAGGCTGCAACAAAGGAATAACGCAGTTTAGGTCCTGTAGCTCAGTTGGTTAGAGCACTTCCCTGTCACGGAAGGGGTCGTCGGTTCAAGTCCGATCAGGATCGCTATGAATAAAGTAATTAACTTAGACATGTTAATGACAAACGAGCTTTACTTCCATTGTGATAAAGGTCATGGTGATTGTATCGTTGCATTGCACACATTGAAAAAATTGTGTGATAATAATGAACAAATTAAATGCAACATCTTTATACCTGAGCAATATCGTTCTCAGCTTGGTGAAATGATCCAAGATACGAACGTAAGTTTCATTGATGCACCACACCCACGTTATTCAATTGACCTATGGTGCCATGCTTTGCTCGGTGATAGCATTTATAGCCCCATCCATCATTCAAAGCAAGATAACACTCTTAGTAGCTATTCTATGTGGGTATACGAGATGGGTAATTACCTACACCAATATAGTTTGCCTCACCTAAACAAGCCATTTAATTCTATTGAAGATGTTGTGCTTGATGAAAAGTGTTTTGCAGAAGATGTGCTTGATGGTGAAGAATTTGATTGCTTAATTATCAATGGCTATCCAGTTAGCCCAGTTCTTCTTATGTCTAGAGAAGAACAAGACAAGAACTTTGCTGCATTGCTGCAATATTTGACTGATGAAGGTAACAAAGTTATCACCACCATTAAAGTCGATGGTTATCGTAGCACACAGGATCACAATATGACTTTGGTTGATATTGGCAAACTTGCTAAGCGTTGCAAGGCAGTTGTTGGTGTGCCAAATGCACCATTCATTGCTTCTGTTAACAAGTGGAGCATGGAAACTGTTGGTGAGTTCATTTCTCTGCTTGATCGAGTTAACATCACTACCCCTTACCACGATATGGCTAGGACTTTTGATATCAACAAGAAGTTCAGCACTGTCAAGACATTGCATGAGTTGATCTAATGAAGGCAGCTATTCTTAAAGAGCTCAACGCTCCTTTGTCTATAGAGAATATTGGCCTTACTGAACTACAAGTGGGTCAAGTACAGGTCCGAGTCCTAGTCAGTGGTATCTGTGGATCACAGCTGCACGAGATCAATGGCAACAAAGGCAATGGTAAGTTCCTTCCCCACCTCATGGGCCACGAAGGCTGTGGTATCGTAGAAGACATTGGCCCTGGTGTTACTACTGTTAAAGTAGGAGACAAGGTTGTTATGCATTGGCGACCAGGTGCTGGTATTGAGTCTGCATTCCCCCAGTACATGCTTGGTGACACCACCTTTAGTAGCGGTAAAGTAAATACCCTATCTCAGTGGTCTATTGTTTCGGAGAACCGACTTACCACAGTCCCCTCAGAGACCCCTAATGACCTCGCTGCGCTCCTTGGATGTAGTTTGACTACCGCACTAGGCATTATTGATAATGAGTGCGATTTTAAGTTCGGTGAAAGCGTTGCTATCATTGGCACAGGTGGTGTAGGTCTCAACCTTATCCAGGGTGCAGCTATGCGTAGTCTTAGCCCTATTGTTGCAATCGATAACAATGAAAACAAGCGTGAGCTTTCATTCACTGCTGGTGCTGATCTCTTCTATAATACCTCAGAAGAAAAGTTCCAAGGCAAGGTTGATGTTGTTATTGACACAACTGGCAATGTTGATGTAATCAAAGAAAGCTTTGGTTATCTTTCTAACAATGGTCGAATGATATTGGTAGGCCAACCCAAGCCAGGTACATCGCTTGAGATTGCTAATGCTCTTAGTTTCTTTAATGGCAATGGTCTTAGCATCAAAGCTACACAGGGTGGCAAGACAGACCCAACGGTTGATATCTTGCGTTATGTTAACCTTGAAAAGGCTGGGAAGCTTTACTTCGATGAGTTTATTACTCACAGATACAAGCTTGATGAAGTCAACAAAGCATTTGATATGCTTAGAAGTGGTAATGCCGGTAGAATCATGATAGATATGGAATAATGGACAAGCGCAACTGGACCCCAGAAGAATTGATTGCCTTTGAAGATAGAATTGGCGATCTTTACCTTGATAATAAATTGCCTTTTTTGTTTCACCTCTCTGGTGGCAACGAAGAACAATTGATTGATATCTTTAAGGATATTAAAGAAGGTGACTACGTTATTTCTAACCACCGTAGTCACTACCATGCTCTTTTGCATGGTATCCCCGCAGATGACCTAGAAGACAAGATCCTTAATGGTCGTAGCATGTTTGTTTACGATCGTGCACGTAACTTCTTCTGTTCTGCAATCATTGGTGGTACCCCTGCGATTGCTGCTGGCATTGCTGTTGCATTGAAGAAGAAGGGATCTGACCAAAGAGTCTGGTGCTTTGTTGGCGATGGCACAGAAGACAATGGTCACCTCTTTGAAGCTGCACGGTACGTAGAAGGCTTTGACCTTCCATGCACATTTGTTGTGGAATCAAATAACCGCTCAGTAGAAACTACTAACGAAGAGCGTTGGGGCACCACTGCTCACTTTGAGTGGCCTTTTGAGTGCGTAAAGAAGTACCAATATGACATTACGTACCCACATGCTCGTAAGCCTGGAATGATTGACCTATCAAAGGCTGTCAAACTTACAGATGATGATTACTTCCCTAAGCTCGAGCCTTTTGAATACCCTGTGGTTGATATTGACCCAAGTATTTCTTACAAAGATGCTATTAGTCAGGTAATGACTAAACTTGGAGAAGAAGGTGCTGTATTCATTGGCTATAACGTAGCTAGAGGCGATGCTATGGGCACCATTAAAGAAGTGCCATACGAACAGAAGCTAGAAACTCCTGTAGCAGAGAACCTTATGATGGGTATAGCTATTGGTATGTCATTCGAAGGTTACAGACCAGTAGTTTACTTTGAACGTCATGACTTTATGCTTGTAGCTATGGATGCAATTGTTAACCACCTTGACAAGATCGAAAGAATCTCGCATGGTGAGTTCAAGGTACCTGTTATCGTACGTGCAATTGCTGCTGACTCAGGGCCTTTCTACTCAGGCATTACTCACTCGCAAGATTTTACTGAGCTTCTAAAAGCTGCTGTTACTATCCCAGTTATTGAGCCAACAAACGGTGCAGAAGTAGTAAACGCTTTTTATGGAGCTGCTTTGAGTGGTCGTCCAGCAATTATCATCGAAAAGAAATCACGATACTAGATGAGTCGTGTACTTGTAGTCGGTGAGAGTTGCAAAGACGTATTTGTTTACTGTGATGCAATGCGCCTTGCCCCTGATGTTCCAGTGCCAGTGCTAAATGTACTTGGCCAAGTAGAGAATGCAGGCATGGCAATGAATGTACTGAATAACATCAGTATGTTTGTTGACTATGACATCATTACTAATGAGAACTGGGATAGCATCACTAAAACGAGGTATGTGCATAACGCTACTAACCATATGTTCTTTAGAGTTGATGCAGAATCTAACTATGGTAGATTTCATAACAATATTGATTACAGCAAGTACGATGCTATTATTATTTCTGACTATAACAAGGGATTCCTTACAGAAGAGGACATCCAAGACATTTGCGAGTCGCACCCACGTGTTTTTGTTGACACAAAGAAGAAGCTTGGCAAGTTTATAAGTGATGCATTCATTGTTAAGATCAATGATTATGAGTACAACAACTCAGAACCTATTGCTAGACTTTTTTACTCAGATATCATTATTCATACCATGGGTGCTAAGGGCTGTGAGTACAGAGGCGAAAGATTCCCCGTTACCCCTGTAGAAGTTAAAGATTCTTCAGGTGCAGGTGATGCTTTCATAGCAGCACTCGTGGTCAAGTACGTTGAAACTAACGATATCGTACAAAGCATTGAGTTTGCTAACAAGTGTGCTTCTGAGGTAGTAACACATAGAGGAGTTACAACAATATGATCATTCTGACTGGTTCAGAAGGGTTTATTGGAAGTAATTTTAAAAAAGCGCTCTCAGGCAAGCAAGTCATCTATCTTGACTACAAAGACTGCCATAGTTTCTTATATAGCTTTAAAGAATGGGACAAAGTTGAGCTTATCCTTCACCAGGGTGCTATCTCGAGCACAACGGAGAAGGATCTTAGAAAACTATACACGTGGAACGTCGAATTTACGATGGATCTATTTGAAATCGCTATGTTGTTTGGCATCCCTGTAAAATATGCTTCTTCTGCCTCTGTTTATGGCAATTTAGATGGCATTGTTAATCCAATCAACCAATATGCCATTTCAAAACTGCAAATTGATTATTGGGTGCAAGATCGTATTAAAGACTTCTCACTTATCCAAGGATTCCGTTATTTTAACGTATATGGTAACGGTGAGCAGTATAAAGGCGACCAAGCAAGCCCAGTTAGCAAGTTCTCAGCTCAGATTGAAGAAACAGGCGTACTAAAACTGTTTGAAGGCTCTGACAAGTTCTATAGGGATTTTATTTGCGTAGATGACGTCGTCAATATCGTTCTTAACAATGATAAGACCTCTGGCATCTATGATCTTGGTACAAGCAACCCAATTAGCTTTCAAGACGTTGCTGAGGCAGTTGCATATAGGTACAGTGGTGCATTAGAGTACGTACCATTCCCAGAGCATCTAGTTGGCAAGTATCAAACGTATACTTGTGCCAAAAAAGAGTGGGGCGACTACAACTTCAAGACAATAGGTGATTATCTAGATGGATAAGAAGATATTTCTCACTGGTACGTTTGATGTAATCCATCCTGGCCATATTGAGTTGTTGAAATACGCTAAGAAGCATGGTGACCACTTGACTGTTGCTATTGACACCGACAGAAGAGTAAAAGAGAAGAAGGGCGAGGATCGTCCGTTCCACAACCAAGATGATAGGCAACTTGTTATCAGCTCTATAAAATACGTTGATCAGACTTTCCTATTTGACTCAGATGAAGAGCTAATTAACCTTGTTAAGGCTTTAGAACCAGACGTGTGGTTTGCTGGTGCTGACTGGTGGGGTAAAGAATTTCCAGGTAAAGAATACGCTAAGAAAATTAGCTATTTTACTAGGATTGAACCGCATTCAACGACTAGGATACTAGAACGATGAGATATGTTGTAGACATTGATGGTACTATCTGTACGCTTACAGATGGCAAGTATGAAAACGCACTACCCATAGAAAATGCTATCAAAAAGATTAATGATTTGTATTCTAAGGGCAATACTGTTGTTTATTTTACTGCTCGTGGTATGAGCAGGACCACTAATGACCCAGTGCTGTCTGATAGGCTTTTCCGTGAGATTACAGAGCGCCAATTAGAAGAATGGGGTTGTAAGTACCATTACCTAATTATGGGCAAGCCTTCTGGTGATGTTTATATTGATGATAAAGGAATCAACAGTGATGACTTCTTTAAATAAAGAGTTTGTAGAAAAGGGCTGGGGTTACGAAGAGATTCTCTGTAACTCTAAGAAGTACTGTGCCAAGATCTTGCATATGAACAAGGGCAAGAAGCTTTCTTACCACTACCACAACATTAAAGACGAGACATTCTATGTAGAGAATGGCAAAGTCATTGTTGTGTACGGTGAGACAGATGACATTGAGCTAGCACAAGAGAAGGTACTTAACGCGGGTGATCTTTTCCATGTACCAACAGGGTTGCGTCACAGGATCATTGGCTTAGAAAACTCACGGGTGTTTGAGTTCTCGACACAGCACTTTGATGATGATAGTATTAGAGTAATCAAAGGCGATTAGTTTTACAATCCCAGGTAGCTCAGCGGCAGAGCAAGCGACTGTTAATCGCTCGGTCGTAGGTTCGATCCCTACCCTGGGAGCATAAGGAATGATGGCTGAGTGGTCGAAAGCACCGGTTTGCTAAACCGGCGAGGTGTTAAAGCCTCCGTAGGTTCGAATCCTACTCATTCCGCTGCATGCCATGCTAGTGTCTTTGAGGGATGGTGTAATGGCAACACGTCTCATCAGATAATGCTGTGCGTAAACGCTTAAAACATTCTGGGGTAGTGTAAAGGTAGCACCGGAGTCTTTGGAACTTCTAGCCCTCGTTCGACCCGAGGCCCCAGAGCTTGAAGGTTCGAGTCCTTCTCCCTCAGCAAACCGACAGTAGCTCAGTGGTAAGAGCGGAAAGCTTATATCTTTCTGGCCGATGGTTCGATTCCATCCTGTCGGACTTTTATTATTGCATGTTCAACTCCTACTGCCCGGACTCATAATCTCTTGGTCGGGGGTTCAATTCCCTCCTGCCGGACAATTTAAAACAAGCTCTATCTTATAACAGGTATTAGGCAATATGTTGCCTACTGTCCAGCGTTTCTACGGAAACAATATAAGGAGTAACACGATGACCTCAATGTTTGATTATGACGACTCAGTAAATATGGCTTTTGATGCCAAGATTGCTGGTAAAAACCTTGTCACCGCTAAGCACGAATTGCTTACTAAGACCGGTGATTTCTTGTTCATGGCACACAGTGACCGTGAACTTGCTTTCCGTATGCAGATGGTTGAAGAGGACATCGAGCGCACTGCTCACCGTAGACTCGCTAACGTTAGTGACTCCAAGGCTAAGCTCGTCCGTGCCGTGCTAGAAGAGTGGACTCTGCGCCACGCATCTTGCCAGTTCTGCAAGCTTGCTTCTGATAAAGACCCCAATAGCAATAAAGACGTTCCTGACTACACGCCCAAGAGCAATGCCAATGACTACCACAAGCACTACGATGGAAGTGATGAACCTCCTTGCACTAACTGTGGTATGCGTGGCAACCACTACTGCACAGGCAGTAAGGGTCACCCTAACACACCTAACCCGTACAACCCAAAGAAGGGTCCTAACCCGTACAGCCCGGATAAGGGTCCTAACAAGGGTCCTAACAAAGATCCTTACAGAACTGACCCTAACAAGCCATTTACTCCACACCCCAACACAGCTCCTAACAAGCAACCTGACAACCCTTACAAGGGTCCTAACAAGGGTCAACCTGGCATCCCTAACCCGTACAACCCAGGCAAGGGTAAGGATCGTCCTGAGACCAATATCATGCCTCCACACCCTAACAAGCGGCCCGATAATCCTGACAAAGGTCCTAACAAGCCCCCTTACCAAAAGTAATATCAACCTTTATTAAATCGTTAGGTTGATATGGATAAAACATTTAACTCTAAATACTCGTCGGGTACTGGTAGCATTAGTGGGAGTGACCCTGAATGGGGCACTGGCAAAATGGTCAGCAAGTCTCCTTTTGGGTTGCCTTGGTATGTTGACGAACCAGAAGATCTTAAGGTTATTCGTAGATCAAAAGACCCCCATTGGCAATTTGGTTCAACTCCTAGAAGCAGAAAAGAACGTGATGAACTCGGTCGCCCAATAGCACCTGTTGAAAAGAGAGAAAAGGATACTTGGGAAGAATTTGATCCTGACGTACACAAACCTAGTTTTGCAGTCGATTCTGAAGGTGTAAAAGAAAAAGATCCAGCAGAACCAACCCCTCCAAAAACTCGTTATACAAGCGAAGAGGATGCTCTTAAGCGTATTCTTAACCAACAGGGTCAACGAACAACTGATTTCCCCATTATCTATTCTCCAGAGGCACTTGAATTCTTGAAGGAATCAAGTGTTATTACTTTGTCACGTATTGAAGACATTGTTAAGCCAACCAGAAGAATTTTTAACGCTGCTGTTAACTCAGAAGATAATTATGACACTGATAATCCTGAGAACTTGCAGGATGAATGGACTGATCGTACTCCTGAGGAAGAAGAAAAAGACCAAGCTGAATCAGAAGCATCAGAGGAAGAGGAAGAAGAAAATCAGGTAGGTAAGTTTACTTACGATGATAATCATTCTTTTACCCCTGCTGCTCCAGGGGTAGACGAAGAGCCCGAAAACGAAGACAATCAAGAAGAGGGTACTTCACAAGACAGCGGTGAAGAGGGTAAAGAAGACGAGGATATCGTCCCAATCCCAACAGCACCACCAAGGCCTAAGAAGTTTAAGAGCTCTACGCCAAAAGTAATTACAGAACAAACTGCTGTCCCTCACAACCCTGAAAACGAAAGTTTTGATGAAGAAGATGAGAACCTTGCTCCTATTGCTGAATCAGGTGCTGCTAGAAAGCTAAAGCAAGATAAGAACCGTAAGAAAACTGTCAATGTTCCTCCTCACGCTGTGCAAGGGCCTGACCGTTTCATTGCTCACCTTTTACGTGAAGACAACGAAAAAACACAAAAAATGCTTGTAAGAAAAAGTGACAAAAAAGGCATTACTTACAATGCTGCTCTTGATGATACCTTAAATGACTTAAGAGAAACTAATGAAAAACGCGAGAATATAAAAGAGCTTAGCAAGGCAATCCTTGACAAAGGCCTGTCCGATGACGGGTATGGCAAAGCAGTCACTAAAGAACGTGGAGAAAAAGAAACTCACGTGCATTGTGGTTGTGAAAAAAGAGATGGCTTTGAAACGCTTGATAACATTGCTAAGATCAAGGGATCTGATCAGTATAAGCAAGGCATCATTGATATCAAAAGAGATCCACAAGAATATGACTCTGATGGTTACTCAAAGCGTGACCGTATGGATAAATTTATTGCAGAATCTACTCGTTGTAAGGGTGACTAATGTCAATTCATGATACACACTACGACCCAAAGAAGCGTTGCGCTATAGCAGACTTTGTAGACTCTCTTCCCGAAGATGAAAAAAAAGACTGGGCTTACTTAGGTAATTGCGGCATTATTCAGCGAGAATCTAGAAAAGCAAAAAAAGCTAGAAAACGTGGTGGTAAGAGTTGGGATAGCACCATCGGCGCAGAGAACAAGCATGGTGAGATTATTATCACCCGCTCCGGCAATAGTCAAATCCATTCTTGTGTTAACCATGCTGCTTTGCTTTTGAATGAAGGCGTCAACATGGAGCACATGCTTCAGCATCAACGACCTGATCTAAATCCTGGTGAAAGCCCAGACACGCAGAACCGTTTCCACAACAGAACAGAAATGCGCACTGAAAGATCAGACAAAGCAAAAGCTAGGCTGACTAAAAGAAAAATCTTGGAAAATAAAGAAAATAGAACGCGACGTAGAACTGATGCTGATGCTGATGCTACACCAGTGCCTAATCCAAATAGAACACCAGTGGAATACTTTAATGAAAAAGAGCTTAAACCAAAGATTAAATTCAATGCTGGCGAAACAGAAACGCCTACAGCTCCTACAGCTCCTACAGAAACCAAGCGTCCTGGTCGAGAGCGTAAGAACAAGCCAACACCTGCCGCGCCAACACCTGCCACGCCAACTAGTAGCCCAACAATTAATATTCCAAAAGCAAGAGTAAACCGGTTGTTTAATGAAAACGAACTCGAAGATGACGAAAGCTTATAATGAAAAAGTTTGTTTTTAATAAAGAGATAGAATACGTTAAGACTTCAGCCAATAACTTTGAGCCTGAGCTGCCTAACGCAAAACAAGAAGAATACAATCGGCTTGAGAACGAAGCACGTAAGACTCGCAAAAAGCGTGAAAAAAAGCGCAAACAAACTGATGATTTTAATGACGCACCATTTGCTATTTTGATGGGTGATCACGACTATGACCCAGACACAAACCCAACTGCAGAACCACCTTCGTGGGAGTTTGTTCACCATGAAATACCTAAGTACTCGGGAGAAAATAACCGTGGTGCTGACTATACCCGCGACTTGAAGCAAACTTTGCTTAGTAGTGGTCAGTACCGTACAGTTCGTATCCCTAAATCACAATACTCAAACTCTGAGCATGCTGATTTTCTTCTTGATAAAGCACCGACTGGTATCTTAGGTTTTAGACGCGTAAATCCTGGCGAGAACATTAGTAGTGCTACAAGCAAGCTTCTGCGTGCTAATGAACAGGGTGAGAAAAGCAAAGCGCAAGGCGCAGGGACTGGCTCTGATGGGCTAGACCCAGACTCAGTTGCTAATATCATTGCCAACCACAAAGGTGATGCTATTCACCACTTAATGTCATTGGCTCTTAGTGCTAGCCCTTATAAAAAGGGTGACGATCTTTGTGTGTGCGGAGGGGATTCAACCCATGGTTGTGTAGTGCCTCATGGTAGAGGTGATACCCCAGAACAACTGCCACAAAGAGTGCAAGGTGGCAGTGTCCCTGGCTACAAAGAGCGTCTTTCACAGAACCCATTGCTCAAATTTTTCCGCAATGTGAATGGAAAAACTACATTAGCTCACGCTTTTGATGAAGGTGGTCCCGAGGGTACATTCATGCCTATGACGCACTTTACAACAGAGGGTGATACTGTTAGACGTTATACAAGTTACAACGCTGCAAAAGCAAGCGATGTTACTGGCGATGATCCTGATATGTATGAACGTCCTTTGTGCGCATGTGGTGATGGTAAGGTTAACGCATACCAGAATGAAAACATTGTTGGGGACCGTGATTGCTTCAAGGGCAACGTAAGAAAAAAAGAATCCGTTGATAGCAACGGTAAGCCTATCCTTGTACCACACACAATTGGTTTGGGCGCGGGCAAGCTAAAGTACGTTAATCCTGAAGACGCACCTACATGCAGAACTTGTGCTGGTAACAAATTTACTGATGATGGTGCAAAATCAGTACGATGCGCAACCTGTAAGGGTACAGGGCATGATCTAAGCGCAATTGATTGTGATAACTGTGAGTCACACGACTCTAGTATCCATTTGACACCCGATAACGTTTGTCCATATTGCGATGGAACAATGTACGATAAGACTAGTGACACCCCAACTTTGGTTAAAAAAGATTCAACATCATGGGATGATAACTACGAAAGCGCAACTAAAAACCATACTGCAGATGTACTTTATGGCATGGCACAAGTTGCTTTCCCATTGAAAGGCACTGGTGTTGGTAGCACTGGCATTGATCACTACCACCATGAACGTCGTAAAGACTGCATAAATTGTGATCATGATGATCAAGAGATGTTTGACGAGAATGGTAAAGCTACAGGTTTGCCATGCCCCTGCCACATAAGAAGCGCAGCAGACTCAAGCACGTTGCCTCCAGGTACACACATCTTCCATGGTGATTCTAAGACTGGTGCGGGCGCTGGTGTCTATGTTCCTACCAGAATGCTACAAAAGTCTATGGTTGATACCTATGGTGAAGGTCTTGAAGCTAGTCCTCATGAATTCCACCACTTTCCTGACCTTATTGATGCAAAGACTAAAAAAACAACAACAGATTTCTATAGAAATATGAATGATGCAGATGTTGATGATATAAACAGTACTAAGCCACTTAGATCACAGTTCGTTACTGGTATGTTGCAAAATGGTGTTAGCACGCCTAAAGAAGATCTGCTTGACGCTCTTAGGAAGAGTGAAGAGAACTGGAAAAAACCAAATGCTCATTACACAGCACCTTCAGCGGATCTTGCTTTAGCTAAAGAATTAGCTAGCAAAGTGGGTACAGTTCCTGACTTAGTCCATCCCTATGTTGCAAAGAAAGTAAAAGAACGTGCAGTAAACCAACCTGTCTTTAGACACGACCCAGAAAACTTCCCGGAGCACATGCAAGAAGGTGTGTATGCTGTTGAACGTACTATGGGCATTTTGCCTGATGCAAATTCTGGTCGTTACAATATGGATACAGATGCATTGTATAAATCTCTTAGACAAGGTGACACTGAAGGTGCTGCTAAATCATCTGCTAAGTTACATGAGCGTATTAAACGTTTCAGTGGGCCTAGAAGTGCAGAATTGTTTAAGCAATCAGTATCTAAGTTCCCAGATTATCAGACAGATAGCTGGACAATTAAGCCAGCAGAAGTAGAGGCAAAAGCAAATGAATAAACCAACTTTTAACTCAAAGATTGCTGCTACCCCAGAAGATTTTAACCAATACGACGAATATAGCTCAATGACTCCAGAGCAAATGGGTGAAGCTGGTTTTTATTCTGAGGAAGCTCAAGAACGTGTACGCCCAAGTAAAGCTAAAGAAAAGCCAAGCACAACCCGTAAGACTCCATTGCCTGGTGACATTACTGTTTATTCTGCTGAGCCTATTACATATAAACCAAAGCTTCAAAAAGGTCAAAAGTTTAGGAACGTTGTAGACCCAGAAGAGTATAAGCCTTTTGAAAGTGAAGCTAGCGAGTACCATAGCAATCTTCACAAAATGGCAGCATTGTTAAAAGTACCTGTGCTTACTATGATTTCACAGTTCCCATGCCCAACATGCAAAGGGAAGATGCACGGTGGCTTTGAGGAAGCTCCAGTAAACAAACCACATGAGCAACTTGAATGTATTACTTGTGGTAACAAAGGTTTCCATCTACCGAAAGAGCATGCTGACTTGCTTGACAACATGTCTGACGTTTCTATGGAGAACCGTAAGCACAACGAAAACGTTCAATGGCACGAAGATAACTGCCTTGCTCATGACTGTGCTGATGGTTGCCCTATCAATAGAGCTATCTTACGCCACAGATTAAACAGAAAAGATGAAGATGGTAACTTGATAAAAGGTTGCCATCCTTCTGAGTTCTGCACTGATAACCAGTGCATGCACCATGAAGAAAAAATTAATGGTCAAAGAATGCACTGTGCAAAAGATTGTGATCATGTTCTTGGGCAAGGCAATCTTGACGAAGAAGGTGGTGGCCCACTAGGACCAGCCGACCAGGCACGTGCTAATTTCCTTGAAAAAAGAAAAAAGAACTGTACTAAATGTGACGGAAATGGCTGCAGAGAATGCAGTAGCCCTAAGATCCCACGTGGTGTTGCTTTCTCACGAGCTGGATCAAGCACTAGTACTGTGTCTTTTGCTGCCCGCCGCGCCACTGTTGGTGAAAAAGACAACATTGCTCCTATGTTGCAAATCATGGGTGGTCACCCTAGACAAGGAATTAGACGAGGCACTCCCATCTATAAGATTGGTGGTTGGGACAATACTAACCCTAATGCTGCTCTTTATTCTGATTTGCCCCAAGAAGACTACATGCTGCGCCACCACACTGATGGTGCTGTCCATGTACCGGGTATGCCTACAGAAAATAATTATGAAGGCGGCATAAACGATCCTAAATTTCATGAGGATTATGGTAAGTGGAAGAATGTTGTAGACGAAGCAAACGCAAAAAGTTATCAAGAATCTTTTTACAAAGCTCCTCATAGACAAAGAGAAATGCGTGATGAAACCGCCAATGCTGGTGGCTATCAGGGTAAACACACTTTTGGTGTTATTACAAACGTCAGCCATGATGGGCAATACGTTGAAGGCGTTGAGTGGGGCGCTAGTGCGGAAGATGATCGTAATGCGTTAAGAGATCAGATAAAAGGTACGTATGGTTATCGTCGTCAAACTAGACGTACTAGTGGTGACACGGTTAACAAATCTTGGAAGAGTAAACGGGATAGAATCGTAAGAAAGCCTGTGCAAGACCACATTGCTAATGCAATGGATGAACTGCAGCCAATGATTGGTGAAAAGACTACATCAAGAAGAGTAACTGCAGTACCTTTTGCCTGTCACGTTAGCCAGGTTGGTAGAGTAGATACAGTCAACTCTAAATTCTTGCAAACTGTTGGAGACGTTCAGACAACCATGTTTAGACGTGATGTCGATCCTAGCCACAGAGATAACCCTGATGCGAACCAAGATCAAAAGATTCAGGCTGTTGTTCACCACTTAAAACCAACGCTTCTTAGTACAGAAGGTTATAAGCACCTCATGTATACCACGCCTAACAATGAAGCTAGACGACGTATGTATGGTCTTGCAGAGGAAGCTCATGCCGTATATGGGGTCCCACTAAACCACAAACACAGTTTGATTCCTAGAGAAATGCATGGAGTACTCGCTGGTCACGTAAGTATCAATAACAGAAATGACTTTGATGAAGCTTCACCATCAACTTTAGCTTACCAAGCAGCTATTAAGAGCCCAGGGCTTAATCTACCAACAAGTCAAATGCCCGGTCGATTGAAGGGTGGTGTACCTGAGATTTCTGACGAAGATGCGCAAAGAATGGCTGATACAGTCAATAAAAAACACTTCCGCGAGAAAAAAAGAAACCTAAGCAAAAATGAATTGGAAGATGTCCACGACGCTATCAAGAGCGAAGGTCACATCAATGGTGGCCTAAGAGCTGCTGGATTTGATCCAGATGATGAGGAAGAATAATGAACCGTAAAAGAAGCTACGTAGAGCCAAAGGATGCCCCCGAGGGTGTACCCTGCCGTTTTTGTGATCTACCTTCGTATACAGATGGTCTTGGCCCTGTACACCAAGATGGTGTTGCTGTAGATAAGAAAAGGCCATTGTTTTCCCACGAATACTGCCTTATGAACTCAGGTGGTTTGAAGCAAGACAACCAGGACTTCTCACTACAAGAGCTGCTCCCGTCTTACCTTAGAACTAATCAAATGAATACTTTGGGTGCCCCAGCTGAGCAGCCTATGCAAATGGTTGCCAATGTTCAAGATGATGATAGCGTGTGGGCTTTTGCTTCAAAAATGCGTTTTATTGCTAAAGAAGAAGTTAATAACTTGACTCATATGAAGAAATCACCAGCAGTACAACCTGCAACAGAAGTTAATAAATCAGAAGAATATGACTCTGATGACACGGGTGCACCTAACCCACCAAGCAAGTAGAGCAATGTAATTAACCACGATTCATACCGTAGTGTATGTATCCACGCACAGGAGAGATTAATGGAACCCCGTTTGAATATTAAAGTAGCTGAATTGTTCGATAAGACTGCAGCTGATATGGGTGCTAACCCCGATGTTAACTTTATGGACCCAAGCCAGCAATGGATTGGTGACTACATTGACCAGGACAGCAACCACTTCGAGAAAAACATGGACGCTTACATGCAACAGCGTCAGGGCCTGGGCGACCAGATTCAACGTTATGTTGATGAAGGTATGACCAACAACCAAGTGTTTGGTCCTGCTAGTGACCGTGACATCATGGCTAATGAGCCTGAAGTCGCTGGTACTGGTGACCTGCAGCTTGTTCCTTCCAAGGCAGCTGGTAAGTTTGCTAGCCAAGCTAATGGCTTCCGTACGAATCAGGCTCACCCTGACTTTACGCTTGGCCTTGTTGCCAACGTAAGCACCGGTTCGTTGATCAACTCTCGAGTCGTTGCAGAGACACCTAGCACAAAGATCGCCGGTACGGTTATTGCCGTTGGTGACAGTGAGTTCGCTGTTATCTGGGATGACCGTACTGCCTCTGTTGAGCGCAAGGGCGACTACGAATTGGTGATTGCCCAATAGCTCATGTTTAGGTCCAGAAGAACTAAGATCGTTTCTACTCCTGTAGAAGAGATCCTTGAGGTTGAGTTTCCTATCAAAGATGAATGGGAAGAAATAGAAACTTGGGAAGAACCCGAGCCAGAGCAAATAACTAACATTGAATTCTTAGCGATTAAGTACACTGAGAACGAAATGGAATGGGGAACGCTTACCAACTATGATGGCTATGAATTTAGCTTCCAATGGGATAACAAGGCAAAACGTATTGTTCGCCTTGTTGGACCTAGAGTTGATAAGTTAACTTGGGATCTTTGCAACGATGTGCTACACAAGTATTACATCAAGCCAGAACCACCAAAGGTTGAAGAACCAATTGGTCCCCAGATTGAACAAGCAGTAACAAAGATTGAATCAGCAATAAAGAACTCACTGAACCCAGTAGCTAACGCTTTTAAGAACATGGAAAGCAAGCTAGAAAAAGCGATTACGGTAAGGCCAGCTCCGGCTCCTGTGCAAGCTGCTCCTGCTCCAAGGCCACAGACAGTTCAGTCAGTACCAATGGCTGATGCACCGGCTATGAGCGTTGCAGATGATGACATTAGCATGAATGCTATGAAGTTTCTCCAGCAATCAGATACACCGGATCTAGGTATAGATTATATGAGTCTTTAAGGAGACAAGATGGAATTCGCAGAAGGATACGGTCCAAAGCAAGTAAAGAAGCCATACGTATTAGGTCAATTTGTTACTGTATATGGTAACGATGGTACGCCTGGTTCTGTTAACCCTGCTGCAGTTGCATACTCACCAGTATCTTCCGGTAGTGAAATCACACTGAACCAATCATGGAATGGTGGCATAACTGGGGTTCTGAGTCCCGGCCTCAACCTCAACGTTAATGGTAATGGCAATACAGACACCTCATTCATCTTTGCTCCTGGCGCTGCGACTGCAATTACTGACTTGACAACCGCTGTTCTCAACTTGGCACCAGCAGCAACCTTCTCTGGCAGTGCAGGTGTTTCATGGCAAGGTTCATATGACCGTTATTCCGCAGCGGATGCCTCTTGGAATGTAATTGCAACTGGCACAGTAACTAGTGGTGGTGGATCACTTAATCTTAACCAATCTGGCATTGGTAGCGTAGTTTACAACGCTTACCGCATTGTTGCCAGCGGTACACCAGGGGCTGGAATCATTAACTGGTCTATCCCTGGATTCTTCCTTGATATTAATGCTCAGAGCATTGGTCAGAATGCTATTTATGATAATGGCAATATCGGTCAGCTCAACATCCAGGACAATGACAGAATCACTATTAGTGGTGGTCAGCAGACCGGATATGCAGAAGACCCAGAGCCACTTGCTGCAATTAAGAACAACGCAGACTACTTCGGTTAAGGAGAAACTATGGAAAGACAACAAAACATCAGACAAGCTTCAATCCGCAGAGTCGGTGCTAACTTTGATTTTAATGGAAATCCTATCACTCAGAACCGTTCAGGTGGTATCATTAGAGCTACACGTAGTGTAAACTATCCATGTGGTCACCAGGCCATCCCTGGGGTTGAATCTTGTAGCTGCATGGCATTCTAGAAAGATTAATTGATGGCTACCAATGACTGGAGTGCCTCTACGGAATTAAACCGTATGAGAACAGCCGGTATTACCCTTCCTAAAAACCCTATTGCTGGTCGTGTTGCTGCTCGCGACATGCTTAGCAGAGCTAAAACTAGTGGATCAATGCTTAATGACATTGGTCCTATGGCTATGGCTATGGGTGGCCCTCCAGAAGGTAGACAACGTCTTAACTCTCTTAAGCAAGGTTTTAACCTTGAAGGAATTGCCAACACACCAAATCGTAGGTTAGCTGCCGCTACAGGATCAGATGCCCAGTGGGCTCTTCCTAAACTACATGACCCATTTGAATACTGGCGTGAGCGTACGTGGTGGTTCAACATGGAGGACCCCGATGAGCAAACCAGAAAAATCAGAGACTGGGCCCGCTTACTTTATACTACTCACCATCTGGTACCTGGCCTTATTGATATTTATACTAGGTTTCCACTTCTAGACATTGAGCTGGTTCACCCAGACAAGCGCATCTCTGATTTCTACAACGAGTTGTTCTTTGATGGTCTTAATTACCAAGACTTCCTTTATGACCTTGGCCGTGAACACTGGACCGTTGGTGAAGTATTCGCCATGGGTTCTTGGCACGATGGTATTGGTGCATGGGAAGAAGATGAGATCATCAACCCCAACGATGTTATCGTTGCTAAGAACCGTGCTCTTAGAACGTACCAGTACCACGTTAAAGTACCTGAAGAGATCAAGCGTCTTATCGAGCGTCGTGACCCACCACAAGAGTATGCAATGCTTATGCAACTCTACCCTGACGTTGTGGCGTGGGCTAGACAAGATAAAGAAGTACCTGTTTCTGATGTGATCATGAAACAGATCAAGTTCTCTACTAATCCTTGGAGCGAACACGGTACGCCAATTCTTCTTCGTGCTTTTAGAACGCTTATGCTCGAAGAGTCCCTTAATGCTGCTCAAGACGCTATTGCTGACCGCCTATACAGTCCTCTTATTCTTGCTACTCTGGGACTTCCTGATGTAGACCAAGACGGTCCATGGATCCCTGACGCTCAAGAGCTTCAGTCATTGCGTGACGACTTAGCTATGGCTATCAACTCAGACTTCCGTTTGATGACATACCACCATGGTCTGCAGATTCAGAATGCCTTTGGTCGTGAGTCAATGCCTCGTCTTGATACAGACTTCATGCGCGTACAGACAAACCTCATGGGTGTATTTGGTATTGGTGCTGACCTTATTCAGGGTGGCCAGGGTGGTACATATGCTTCTGGTGCTCTTAACCGTGAGCTCATCACCCAGATGCTTAGCACATACCAGCACAAGATTGAACGCTTTATCCGTAGCCGTATGGAACCAGTAGCAGAAAGACAGGGTCACTACGAGATGCGTAACGTAGGCGGCCAAATGGTTCCTGTTATGGAAACTGTTCTCATGGTTGATGAAGAGACTGGTGCTGAGTACGTTGAAGAACGACCCAAGCTAGCTATCCCAGAAGTACGATTCCGTTCAATGAACTTGAGAGATGAGACAGTTGAGCGTGGGTTCCTCCAGCAGCTCAGTGCCTCAGGCTTCCCAATCTCACTCAGCACCCTTGCTGTCAATATCCCAATTGACTTTGATGATGAAATTCATGCACGTAAGGAAGAGAAGATTAAGACGGTTGTTGCTGAGCAGCAATTCAAGAAAGAACTGTTCAACCGTTTGATGACATTGCAATTGCCAGTGCCACCAGAATATGTGCAGGAATACCAGGCCTACCTCGCGATGTTGGAAGACCCATCGCTTGGTGCACAGCTTGCTCCAGGTGCTATGGCTGGTCTTGTTGCACCGCCTAGTGCTCCTAACATGACTGGTAACACAGCAGGTAATAGCGATGCAGCCGCTGGTGCTCAAGTGTACCCAAGCATTAACCAAGAAGCTCAAGAACGTCAACGCCCAGAGATCAGCTACGAACAGCGTAAGAGCCAACCTAAGCCTTCTAAGAAGGGTCCTAAGAATGGGCCTAAGAAGAAGACTGCATCGGTATCTGGTTGGGATGAAGACGACGACTTTAGCGGACGCGTTGAGTATGGTGACCGTATGAAGTTCGCCGTACCATTTGAGCAGCGTAAACGTAAGCGCATGAAGCTTGCTTCTGGTATGAAGGTTATCGTAGACAATAGCTATGAGAAGTTTGATGAGGAAACGTTTAAACAACACCTTGCTAACGCTCTTGATGGCGAAAGTTCAATGATACCTACGCCTACTAACAACCAGAATACGGGCAACCCAATTGCTGATATGGCAGGTGGTAACAACCCAGGTGGTGGTACCGCAAGCTCTGCTCCTGGTGTCGTACAGACAAACCCTGAAGAAGAAACAGCTTTGTAGGATTTATAGGTGCGTAAATAATGCACTAAGAAGTAGAACATGCATTATTGAACCGGAGACCCCTATGAGCACTCTTTTTAACAATGAGACTCCTCGTCTTCTACCAAAAGCTGCTTTTAATAAAAAGAGCTTTCTTGAAGTAGTTAGCCCACTTGTCAAGCTTGACATTATCAAAGAGGGAGAAGGCAGTAAATGCCGCAACGCCCACAAGCTTGATCTAAGAAACAGCATCTATGAAAAAATTGATGCATAATGCTTGCCTCATCTTTTTTTAACACAAGCAATACGTGGTTTAGTTACCTATCTAATTTCTTCTTTGCTGCTGCTGGTTTTGGTGCTGTAGCACGTTTTATTTACAAACTTATTGTTCGTCATAGCGATAATAAGATGGATGAACTTGAAGCAAAGATTACAGAAACAAAAATTGATCAAGACGATAAATTTGAACGTCTTTTTAACCAATTTAAAACTAATGGTGGATCAAGCCCCAAAGACCAGTGGAATCGCTTAGAGACAAAAGTTGACCACTTGATGAGACTTGAGAACCATGTAGACAAACTTACACAATCTCTCGATCGCCACCTTGGCTACCATGAAGGATTAAGAGCAGCGCACGAAGACGAGGACTAATGGCAAGAACATTTAGGCACCCCATCACGGGCGATTCTATCGGTCTTGGCAAGCACGTTTCTTGGAAGATTCAATTCTCTATCCGTAATTGGTATTTTATTGGCACTATTACTTTTATCACGGTCTTTTTTGTTATTTGGGGAACATTTGATATTGGTGTGATCAGTTGGTGGAATGTATGGGCATCGTACATGGCACTGTTCATTGAGTCTGTTGTTGGCATAAGCATGTTTGAGCAAACACGAGCAGATGCTGCTGTCCTACGTAAAAGCTTAGAAACAATTGAAGAACTGCTTGTAAAGATCAATCAAATACTTGAGATCGAGCAAGAACAATCTAAAGAAGTGCACAACCTTGTTGATGCGCTTGAAGACGAAATTAACTTACACCACTAATTAACATAGATTTCATCGTTTAGACGATGTAAACGCAGTGTTAACGCAAGATAGGTTCTGAAGATGATTAAATTTGGCGCCCCCTCAATTACTCTACAAGGTAGAGAGTCCTTGGCTAGCATTGGCCAACCTATTGAGCTGCACAACGTTACGCTTGATGACTTTAGTTTCAAGCCAGAACCCGGTTATGTTTACGCTGTTTCTAGAGCCATTTCCTCCAGAGTAAACGCTAATTATGATGGTTGGCCTGTTGACCAGATCAAGAAAAGCTACAAGACTTTCGTTGGTCGTCCAATCTATGTTGAGCATAATAACTCAGATCCTGAGCGTGCTCGCGGTGTAATCCTTGATGCTGTTTACCGTGAGAGCAAGCTTGCTTCTGGTGCAACAGATGCCAGTGTCTACTGCCTTATGGAAGTTGATGCACAGACTTTTCCTAAGCTTGCCAATTCCATTATGGAAGGCAGCTTGAACGCTGTCAGCATGGGTGCTGACGTCGAAGGCACTGAATGCTCAGCTTGCGGTAAATACGCTAGCAAGCCTGCTGAGTATTGCACACACATTCCTCGTCTTAAGGGACGTACCGTTACTGTTTACAAAGCTGGAAAGCGCATCGAAAGCCTTGTATACGAAAGTTGCATTAAGCCAAACTTCTTCGAGCTGAGCTTTGTATTTGAACCAGCAGACGAGAGTGCTTGGCTCTTGCAGAAGAAGCGTTACTAACAATGCCTATTCTTAAAGTATCTAACGATATCAAGAAGTACGCACTGGAAGTAATCAGAGTAACCATTTCACCTTTGGGTGATTGCCCGCAGTGCCAAGGCAATGGCTACAGAGATGGTATTTGCCCAGACTGTAGCTATGTTGACCCTCGGGTGCAAGAAGCTATTCAAGAGTGGCAAGATGCAATGGGTATTCAACAGGTTGTAAAGGAACAGCAACAGAGTCTTGCAGAGCAGAACCCTAATGCTAAAGCAGCTTATCGCAGCTTGTCATTTGTTGATGTCATTTCTAACGACTTCAATGGAATGGACTTCAGTACTCCAGCAGGTAACGGAAAGGTGAAATGCCCACGTTGTGGACAAATTACTTTTAACAATGATTCCTTAAAAAAGGGAGATTTGTCGGGTTCTTGTGAAAATTCTGCATGTGGACACGAAATTGCTGGAGCTTTAGGATTTAAAAGACCCAAGTTCCTGGGTATAGATCCTGAGGTGCAAAAAAGTTTAAGGCGTAACTTCCTTAGCCCAGCATCACAAAAGATCGAAAAGAATAAAAACAAGCTAAAGAAGAAGAGTGCAAAGGGTATGAATCCTGGAGCTCTTCAAGATGACTCAATGAATGCAGCAATGGATGGCACCACAAGAATGTGGGACTTGCTTAAAGGTACTGCGGAAGTTGATGCACAGAACAAAAACGAAGAAACTAGCGAGGAGCAATCATGAGCCGTTTTGATGACGAGATGATTAAGCAAGCAGACAATGCTTACCAACAGAGAGGTATGTCGGGAATGACTACCACTCCTAGACAGCAACCATATGACCAGATCGACAGTCTTGGTTCAGGCGGTTGGCCTGAGCAAGCTCCTGCTCCTGCTGCTGAAGTAGGTGGCTGGATTGCTGACCAACCTATGATGCGCCAGCTTGATGTCCGTGATCTTGATGCAGCTGACCAGGGTGAAATCATCGGTGGTCCTGGCTCGAGTGCCGTTTACGCAGAAGGTGGTCCCGTGTACGCAAGTGTTAAAGCTATTGATGAAAGCCTCTACCAGGTTTACAAGGCTAGCCGTGAAGTCCGCGATGCAATTCGCGATGAAGTTGACTTTGACTTCAGCAACCTTGTCACTGCTTCTACTGAAGCTGCAACTGTTCTCCGTTTCGCTAGCGCGGACAGTGACATCAACCAGGTTGTTGGTACCGTTGCAAGCATCGTGAATGACATTGAGAATGACCTCGTTGTTACTGGTGACTACCGTCAAGCTTCTGTCGACCTGAGAGCTCTTGAGGGTCTCTTGGAAGACATCAAGACTGCTGCCACTGGCGAAGAAGACGATGGCGACGAAGACGACGAAGACGACAAAAAAGGCACCACAGCCAAGAAGAAGACCAAGTCTAAGTCTAAGAAAAAGGACTGCAAGAATTGCAAGGGCAAGGGTTGCGAAGACTGCGAAGACGACGAAGATGATGATGACGACGACAAGCCTGCTTTCTTGAAGAAGAAGAAGGCTTCCGAAGAGCACTGCACAGGTCCTGGTTGTGAAAAGGCTGGTTGCAGTGGTAGAATGGCTAACGGGAATATCCACAAGGGTTCTAACGGTAACCAAGAGAGCCTCCAGGTTGTTGATGTCCGTGACCTCGATGACCAAGCCGGTGTTTGGGACCGTCAGCGCGTTATGCAGCCTGACCACCAGACTAACGTGCTTGTTCCTGAAGAGGTAAACGGCGAAGATGCTGGTTACGTGCCATTCTACAACGATGGTACCGAGACAGGCATCCTTGACGATGAGCTGCATGGCCCTAACCACCAGAGAATTGACTTCTCAGATGGCACAAACCCTGCTCTTGCTCCTTACGCAGGTACTGTTGCTGCTGTGCAGGCTAGCCGTGAAAAGATCTTCGCTGCTATCCAAGTTGTAGACCGTCTCGAGAAGATGGGTATGGTCCAACACGACGATCGTGCTAAGCACATCGCAAAGTTTGAACAAATGTCTGATACTAAGCTGGCAGGTTTTGTAGACAGTATCAACATGTTCGAAGAGTCTGGGGCTCGTCAACCCCGGAGCCAGAAAGTGGCAAGTGGAAGTAATCGTTTGCCAGAAATGGGTCGGTTGACAACGGCCTCAGCAGTTACTCGTCAGGACGTTATGTCTGACGATTGGCTGATGACACTTTAACCAAAATCCCCTACTAACAGGAGAAAGAAAATATGCTGCAACTTAATAGCGTAGCTAACGTTGGGGTTCACCGTACGTGCACCCCATTGTACGAAAAGTACGAGGCTACACCTTACAACACGTTCCTGGATCCTTCGGACACCACGAACATCTACTCAGGTATGGTCATGTACCGTACTGGTCCTGACACCGTTGCCAATGCTGGTACCGCTGTTACTACGACTGGTGCTCGTGCCTTTGGTCTTTCGGCTCTCGACCGCAACCCCAACATTGATGACGTGACTCAGGTCGGTATCAACGCTTGGGCTGTGTGGCTTGGTGGCTCTAACGCCTTCTTCACGTTGACTGCTCCTGCTTTTGACACAACCCAGGCTTACAACGTTCTGACAACTGGTGTTCGCACCCTGTTGTACACCAACGCTAACGGTCAGGTTACGTCTGTCTCCGGTACTGCTAACACCCTTGGTGGTAGCCCAGTTGCTGAGCTGATCGATGTCATCAGCCCAACCCAGATCGTTGTCCGTCTCGTACCATTCGGTTCAACGAACTAATCTGAAAGGAATATACATATGTCAATTACTCCTAATGGCGCTGTCGCTGAGCACCTTGCTCCCCGTACAGCCAAGAAGTCAGACGACTACGTCGCTGGCATCATCGAGGCCCAGGACCGTCTTAAGACAGCCACTGGCCGCGTAACTGCTACTCGTGAAGAGAAGCAACGTCGTCTCGCCGGTGTTCTGGCTGACAAGGACAACTACATGGTCCGTTTGGGTCAGGGTATGATTGGTCCCATCCAGCTTAAGCTTCGTTACCAGGGTATGACCCGTAACGTGCTTCTGGAAGACCCGTTGACCCCTGGTGTTCCCGTCATGTACGACGTCTTGGACGAGTACGGTCAGGCTTACATTCTTTCCGGTAACGAAGGTGAAGTCCGTGTGACCCCCTTCGAAGGTAAGAAGGTTCCAGTCCGCTTGTTCCGTA